ATGTTAAGCGACTCAAAAATCAGAAGTGCAAAACCAAAAGAAAAGCTTTATAGAATTGGTGATTCGGACGGGTTGTGTATTGAAATCAAACCTAATGGAAAGAAGTATTGGCGCTACCGTTTCCAGTGGCTTAAGAAAACTCAAATGATGAGTTTAGGTGAGTACCCTATTATTGGCTTAGCCGAAGCACGTACAAAACGAGATGAAGCTAAATCTTTAGTGGCAAGTGGTGTGAATCCTGTTGAAGATAAGGAAAAACAAAAAAAGGCTAAACATGATGAGTATGAAAATAGAGTGCTCTTCAAACATGTTGCAGCAGAATATAAAGCTGAAAAATTAAATAATCGTTCAGAGAGATACCAGGAAGCTTTTCAACGCGCACTAGATAAAGATATTTTAAAAGTTATTGGCGATAAGGACATAAAGGAAGTTACCTCAGCAGACGTTTTGACAATTATGAAAAAAACGATTGCACGAGTTAAGCGTCAAAAAAACCATGGTACCGGAGAAGTATCGGCAATCCAAAATCGTACTTTTATTGGTGGCGTTATGCGTTATGCAATCGCTACACTTAGAGCTGAGTATGACCCCACCTATGCAGTCAAAAATGTTGTTGAACGTCCTGAAATAGAACATGCAAGACCAATGGAAAAGCATGAGGCTGCACAACTTAGAAATAAATTAAGTAACTATGGCGGCTCTACTACTGTAAGAAATGCTGGACTTGTAATGCTCTACTCGATGCTTAGGACTATCGAGATTCGTCGAATGAAATGGGATTATGTTGATTTCGAAGCTAGAACTATCACATTTCCCAAAGAGATGATGAAAAAGAAGCGCATACATATCGTCCCAATGTCTGATCAGGTCTTCAACATTCTTCAAGAGCAACGTAGTTTAGTTGGCAACAGAGAATATGTATTTCCTGCCATTTATCAAGATGGAATGCTTTCAGCTACCACAATGAATAAAATGCTTGATTATATTGGCTTATCTGATGTAACTGCACATGATTTTCGTGCTACAGCATCCACGCTTTTAAATGAAAAAGATTACGATGATAAGTGGATTGAAAAACAGTTAGCACATGCGGATGGGAACAAAACTCGTGCTACTTATAACCATGCAAAGTATTTGGAAAGCAGACGCAAGATGTTGCAAGATTGGGCTGACATTGTAGATAGCTGGAAAGACTAAAAGTTTTGCTTCTTATCAAAGGTCCATCTTTTACCGTTGTAAGTGACAGTTCCATCCAAATTAATTGGCAACTCTTTTAATGAGTAGTCATAGATTTTAAGAACATTACCGTTCTTATCTAAATCAGCGGGTAGATTGCAAGTATTCTCCATCCTGCCCGCTTCCGAAACCATGATCATGACTTGCGACATCACAAAGCCCTTACACAAATCGAGACATTCACATTACTATTAATAGTGTGAGCTGTGCAACCTGAGAAAAGGAGGCACAGCAATGTGATGATCGATGCAACTTTGGTACGTTTGCACATATAAGTTACTTCTTTAAAAAGAGTGCTCGCTCTGCTTCTCGACGACGAACTAAACCGGGTAAAACCTTACCACCTGCCTTTTTCCATGCAAGGAACTGATCAGCAGCACCTTGATAGTCACCTTTATTCAGTTTTTTTAATAAGGTTGAATTATTAAAAGCACCTGAGCCGATGTTATAAGTCAGCGATACCAAAGCATCAAACTGATTTTGAGTTAAAGGCACAGTGACCGATTCATTTACAGTCTTTTCAAATTTAGCTAAGTCGTGTTTAAAGTAAGTCTTAGCTTGTTCTGCTGTACAAGCATCGCCCTTCTTAACCTTCACGCCATTAGGATAAACTGTTGTGCCAGTACCAATGGTCCAAACCCCTACACCATCATCGTAAGCATTGAATCGCGTGCCTTCAAAACTAGTTATTAAATCTATACCATCATCACTTGTAGTTTTTCCACCTGGTGCAAGTTTTTCGACCACTTTATTTAGATCGTCTACTTGCGCCTGTGTAAGCTTGCCGCCTGCAATTACTCGGGCAGCATCGAAGAATGGTTTAGTTGTCATTGGATTCACCTTTCTTTTTCTCTAACTCAGAGCTACCAAAATAAAACCCACATGCTGTTGTCATAGCCCCAGCAATAAAACCCAATGCCGTATTAATCAGATTGCTGTTTTCTCGCGGCATATCCACAAAAAATAAAGCAATCACTAAAACAAACATCAGTCCCACTAATGCGAAAGCTAGATAAGCTCTTGTGTTTTCACTATTCATCGTCCTGCTTCCTCTAACCGTGATACTTTCTCTTTAATTAAAGATTGATCTTGGCTTAATTGAATAATTGAAGATCCAACCCAAGCGCACAGCGAAAATACGATTCCTGCAAAGATGCCAAGCAGTACACGCAATACAGAAATTCCACCATCTTGCGCTGCTGTGCGGTTTTCTAAATTGGCGACTTTGATATCCAATGTATCGATATCTTTTTTGTTCTGTTCGCTAGTCTCTTTGTGCGCTTCATTAATGAAAGTCAGTCGAGTAACATGATCTGACAACATGCGAATATCACTCTGAATGGAGTCGATTTTCTTTTCAAATCTCAACCCGTATGATTCATTTTCAGTCATGCCTTCCCCCTTTCGTTTAGGCAATAAAAAAGCACCCAATTGGGTGCTGTTATTTCTTCATTTCAATTACACTTAATGTTCTTGAAGTAATCATAAAGTTGCTTCTTGATTCCACATTTAATGGGATATTAACGCCCTCCTGTCGAGCAAATCCTGCTTTAAGTGTGTAGGTAACATTGCCAATAGTACTGTTATCATCAATAGCTGAAACGATAACCGCTGTACCATTAAAATTAACGTTAATATTACCAGTCTCAATATTCGCGCCCAGAGAGCCTCTGCCAATTAAAGACCCATTTTTATATATTGAAATATAAAAGGAAGCCATTGCCCTATCGTTAGCTGCAATTGGATTACCTCGTCCGTCACTTACACTAAAAGCGCCAAAAGTAGGTGTGCAAATATTTACTGAAGCATCAATTCTAACTTTTCCACCACTTCTATTTAACGTTACTTGTAAAAGTGTACCTATATGATTTTCCCACGCTGATAGGTGGTTATTAAAATCATTATTAGGCAACCCACCAGTTGATCCTCCTGAAAAACTATTGATAGTTTTGATATCAATTGCTTTAACTCCTATCGGTACAGTTACAGCCTCATCCTTGATCTTTAGAGTATCAATTGCGCCATCTTCAATATTCGCAGTTTTGACTTTAATTGTTCCCAAGTCCGCACTAATAACACTTAAGTTTTCTGCCCAGATCCGATTGGCATTGATATATCCAAAACTACCATTATCGACATACAAACCACGCGGAATAACAGTGCCATTTGGCAAAGTCACTGGCTTATTTTGCAGTGTCATTAATGGCTTTGGCTCTATACCGTCAATACCCACAGGTGTGCCAAATTGGATGCAATCATAGTTAAAAATGAAAGTAGAAGTCGTACCATCATTCATTGATCCATGACCAGAAACATGGCCATTTACATCGAACTTTGTAAACTGCTGAGCATAGATGCCATCAACACTTTCACTGACATTTTGAATAGACGCACTATTCTCACCGACTTTTGTATTTAACGTTTCCGTTACTTTAATCGTTGAAGAAATAGCACTTGAATTTGCCTCGAGCTGGCGCTTGAATACGGCATTGTTCTCATTCATCTGAGCAGAAAGCTGTTCAGTAAGTTTAGCTTGGGCCAAATCGCCTTCAATACGTGCAGATTGCTCTGACCATACGCCTGCATAACCTCCTTCATTTCCGATTAAGTCAGATTCAGAGCCAATTAAAGGTGGATTTAACTGAGCATAAACACCGTCAATACGGGTAGTCTGAGCTATGATCTTGTTATCAACATCTTTAATGTCTGACTTAACTTGAACAATGTCACCCGTAGTGGCTTTGTCTTTCAACTCAATATTGATGTTCTTGATAGCTTCAATGTTTGCTGACGATTGATCGACACCCAGTTTTGCAGTATCTCGAACTGCCGCAAGAGCACTATCATTGCTGGCAATATAGTTATCAACCTTTTGGACTGTAACCTTATCGCCATCAATGCGCGCTTGCACTTCTTGCCGTGTATAAGCTTGTAAATCCCCCAATTCTGCAGTGGTCGAATCAACTCGCTTACTTACAGCAAGATCACCCTCAATACGCGCCGATTGCTCTGACCAGACACCCGCATAACCTCCTTCATTACCTACCAATTCAGATTCTGAACCAATCAAAGGCGGGTTGAGTTGAGCGTAAACACCGTCAATACGAGTTGTTTGAGCAGTGATCTTATTATCAACGTCTCTCACATCAGATTTGACTTGCTCCAGTGCACCAGTGCTTGCCTTGCCCCCCAAATCGACTTTAATAGACTGGATCTGCTCTGCATTGGCAGCTGATTGAGAAGCTGCTGCACTCGATTGAGATAATGCGGTTGCTGCATTCGTTTTCGCTTCATTCGCATTAGCTGCTGCACCATTTGCCGTATTAACTGCATTACTTGCAGTTGAACTTGCTGCAGATGCTTCTGCATGTGCTTGTTGTGCAATCGATGCCGCTGAATCAGCTTGTGATACGGCTATTTCGGCTTTGCTTATCGCACTTGCTGCATTCTGCTTTGCTTCACTTGCATCTGTTGCAGCTATATTCACACGACTGTCGAGTGCAGTTAAAGCCTGAGCATTACTTTCAGACTTAGACACGGCTGATTCAGCACTTTGTCGAACATTCGCAAGAGCCTGATCATTACTTGCACTGTAATCAGTTAGAGCTTTAGCAATAACTTTGTCGCCCTCAATACGCGCAATTTGCTCTGAATTTATGCTTGCAGCATTTTGATTTATAGAAACAATTACTTGATCTGTACGTTTTGCTTGTAATAAATCTCCTTCTTGTACAGCAGATAAAATTGACCAGACACCCGCATAACCACCATCATTGCCGATTAATTCAGATTCTGAGCCAATCAACGCTGGTTTAGTTACGACCTCAACACCTGTTACACGTTCAGCCAATGCTTTATCTGCATCAATTCGCGCATTACTTTCATTTGTAACTAGTGCGCGAGTTTGAACATCATTTTCAACTGACTCAGCTCTCACTGTTTCAATTAATAATGCATTTGCAGAGTCAGCATCAGCACGGGCTATTGCTTCCTGTTGTATTGCTGCTGCATTATCGCCAGCTTGTGCAACCACAGTATCAATTCTTTGACCCAATGCACTATCAGCATCAGTTCTTGCCTTTTCCTCACGTTGAATTGCGGCTGCATTATCTGAAGAACTAGCACTAACCGCTTCAATTCTCTGAGAGAGATGTTCATCACCTTCAATACGCTCTTCTTTTTCAGAAGTAATAGCCGTATCACGCAACTTTGCTTCTGCAAGAATTGCAGCTTCACGTGCCTTTTGTTCTGAAAAATCAGCATTAATCCTGTCTTGAACTTCCTGAGCTATCAACTGATTTGTTGAATCAATATCTTTGATTCGCGCATCGCGTTCTAACGTAAGGTTATTGTTTGCTTGATCTACAGCCTGCTGAACAGAGTCTTTACGGTCTTTAACTTCTTGCGAAATTTGGTCTTTGGTATTCTTGATGTCCTGCTTAATCTCAGGAATCTGAACATCAATAGTCTCAATTTGATCAATCTTAGTTTTTAAATCCTGACTAAGTTGAGTTTCACTGATTTGATCATTTAAGAGCTCAAGAACATCTGTAGCATCGGCAGAAGTTGTCGCATGAGTCCAATCCGACCATGGCCCAATATTTCCGATTCTATCAATCAAACGGCCACGATAGAATTGAGTTAAGTTAGGTTGTAAACCTTGCAAAGTATGTGTTGTCGTTGGATAAGCAAATAAACCCAATTGAGCAATGTTGCTGGTACCATCCGGTGAAACTTGAATCTCGGTATAAGCCGTATCAAGTGCGCCAGTTGCAGGAAAACCCCAATTTAGGCGCATACCAAACAAAATACCTGTTGCTTGGATGAATGCTAAAGCTGGTGGCAAACCTTGCTTGCCATTAAGCTTAGTGACAACTGAATAAGTTGGTAAAGAGGAAATATCCGAAGCATTAACCGCTGTAACTTTTGCTTGATAGTTGCCAGCATAAATACCCGGCAACTCAATTGAGTTATTGCCGGTAACTGGCAGCTTAATCCAGCTACCATCATCTTTCCGCCATTCAACCAGATACTTAACCGCACCTTTTGCTTGCGTCCAAGACACAACCATGGTGGCAACATTAATACCTTGATCCACCCGATCTTCGCTTGTAATAACAATATTTGAAACTGGTTCTTGAATATTGGGATTAACAATTGAAATTGGCACATCGATATAATGAGCGCCATGATCAATTGCATCAAACTTTTTCGGATTGTACTCAAGCGCTGTAATAGTAAATTGATGTGAATCACTTTGAACTACTGACAAAACCCTAAATTTAAGCGTTGCCAAATCTTGAGCATCAATAACCCATACGTTTTGAGGTGCAATTTCATCAAAAGCTACAGAAACAGTTATGACGCGGCCTGTAATTGCTTGGACAATACGAGTTTGAGCTTTCCCGTTTTCTCCATTAATGATGAGTCTATCACCCGCTACTGCGACCACATCATCACGGTCAAGAGTAATGCTTTTTCGATCTGCTGAAATTGCTGAAATGCGACCACCGTTTGCTCTTCCAGCAAAAATAGGATCCGCAAATTCAATCACTTTACCTGGCAAAGGAATATGGCCGTCTAATCCAACTTTAAAAGTCACAGTACGTGTTTCAAGTTGTTCAGACTTTAAAGCCCACAGGCCTGCTCGTTGTGCTTGCCCACGCGATGTACAGCCCCAAGCATCAAGCTCGAGTAAGCGCACCTGTTTCATTTCAGAAATAGCTTTTTCATCACGCACAAATTCATATTCAGTCTTATAGTGATTGGCTGGGTTATCCCAAGCTACTTTTACTGCATTATGTCTATCACGGGCGCGTGTACCATTATGATCCGGCTCCCCGATAATATTGGCACGCGTATAAGTGAAATAGGTATCTTGTGGAATATCAGCATCACAAACAATGCTATCCCCATCCCAATAAGTAATAGCTCGAAAAACACCAGCTAATTTTGTAAGAATGCTATAAGCATCTTCAGCGCTCTGAAGATAAATGTTACATGTGAAACGTGGTTCTTGACCGCCCAACCCGTCTGGTACCAACTCATCACAGTATTGGGCTAAACGGTATAAAGACCATTTATCAAGCATTCCATCTGTAATTCGCTCACCAATTCCATACCGCTTAGATGTGCAAAGATCATAGTAAATCCAAGCCGGGTTGTTTGAATATGCGCGTTTAAAAGTACCATCCCACATGCCAACATATTCGCGGGTTTCAGGGTTGTAGTTCGTTGGGACTTTGATTTTTACACCCTTCAAATCAACCGCTAATTTTGCGACTGATCCACCGAATGTTTCAGCATCGTATTGCAGTGAAACTAATGCTGTATTTGGATAGCGTAATTTAGCGTCTATAACTTCAGTGACAGCCTTAACATACATTTTGTCGCTGATATATTCGGATGTTGAGTTGGGAGTAATTCGGCGAACACGAACGAGCCAGCCTGAATCGGCTTTGGGTAAGTCAATACGATGTGGACGCTCATAATTATCAGATGTTTTATCTGAAATTTTTGCTCTTAATACTTCTGACCATGCTCCGCCATCAGTTTGCAAGTCCACCGCGTATTCAATGGTATAGCCAGTAACATCACCCGTTGTTGGGTCTTGGTTGCGTAGTGGACCCCAACGTAAACGTAAACGTACTGCATCAAGATCTAGGTTGTTAAAAGAGCGCACCCAAGGTGTAGATGATTTAAGCTCTACGTCAATCGGGATTTCATTTTCAACTGCCGGGAAGCCTTCAATGTATTCTTGATCGTTTGTTCCGGATCTAAAATTAACAGTAACGTTTTCAAAGTTCTTGTTGCCGTTTTCATCTTGCAACGGAGTATCTTCAAGCAAAATTGATTGATAGCCGTTTGCTAATCCCTCGACTTCACCCTCCGCTAGACCAATCAACTCTTTTATATAAGTTTTAGATTGTGCGGAGTCTGGTGCAACTACTGGTTGTCTTGGTTGCTGGTTTCCCTTTTTTGCGCCTTTTACCATCACTGTCATATCAAATCCCACGCAATAAAAAAGGCGCCAAAAAGCGCCTATAACTAACTTAAAAATTACATCTGATCTTCTGGATATTGACCAGCACTTAAAACGAAGCCGCCGACTTCACGTCTACCATAGAGAATCGGTACTGGATAACCTTGAGCGGCTGTTGTAACCGCACTACCAAAACCAAAGTTTGCCCGGTTCCCGTCTTGATTTTGATTTTGAGTAGTTTGGGCTTTCGGCATGAGCATAGAAGCAACACCTCCCATAGCCATGCCTGCACCAGCGCCAATTAATGCAACACCGTAAGCTGAAGACGTACCGCCAGTCATCACACCTGCAACAATCAGAACTACTCCAAGAACTAATTGTAAGACTCCACTATTACCACCAGCTCCCATTACACGCGGGACGATATGAATAGTGTCTGTATAAGTATTCATGTCTAGCTGCTCTTCACCAATATTGTCACCAGTGATTAAGCGCTTTGTTTCATGATCGTAAATTGCTGGACGTTTCTTGCCTCGCTTATTACTCGAGTTCTTTCCTTTTAGAAACACGGCAAAGCGTAGGCCCTGCTCATGTGCATGCAACATAAAGTGTTCAAAGCCAGCGATCTGAACAGATAATGCACGCATGGCTTCACGCGTATTTGCGACATCGAGCTTAAATTCACGACCAAACTTTTGCCCTAGAATGCCGTACAACTTAATTGTTTTTAACATCTCTATGCCTCAAGATTTTTATCGTGCGCTCATGCCATTGCTGACCATATATTTCCCGCACAGATTTACGGTTATACGGATGATGAAGGATTAAACTTGAACCGATGCAATGCTCAGTTTGTTCCGATTTAAGCTGCCCATTATTACCCAACCATATAACTGCATGATTTGGATGTTCTGTACGTCCAACCCGACAAACCAACATATCGCCATATTCTGGTTTACCAACTTCAAAGAAACCTGCTTTTTCGTAATTTTCAAGGTAAAGTGATGGATGGTCTTTATCTTCCCACCATGCATCATCCCGCTTAAAATCCATAAGCTCTATACCTAATTCACGACTATAAAAATCACGTACAAGCGCATAGCAATCTTGCCAGCCATGAAAATAATTACGCCCCACTAAGGGGGCGCGATAACCGCAAGGCTCGTAGACTTGAAAATCAAGATCCGGATACGAACAAATTACCCACGGCTTTTGATGTAATTCAATTTGAATCAGATCAAGTTCCGAAGCTTTTGTTGTTCCATCTGGATGAGAGTGCACATAAGCTAAGATTTCGCCTTGATCTTCAGCACTTGCCAAGTCTTCGGGATGTATTTCAAACTGATCAGATTGTTCAGCGATATTGCGACAAGGAATATATTGCTTTTCGACAATCACCCCACAGCTTTCATGCGGGTAACATGCATCAGCATGGGCCATAATGGCTTTTTTAATTTTTGCTGTCAGTTTCATAAGACCTCACAACATGCTTGAAGCTGGGAATCCGCCAAAGGGTAAAGGCTTGTTTTTACTAAATCGACATTCACAACCAGACAATCTGTATGAGCAACGATCTAAAGCAGGGTTGTCTGTTGGCTCATCTTTCTCGGTAAACATAGCTGCCCCGGTGTAACCACACTCTTCCCCGCGATATTCCCAACTACAATAAGAAGTAATTTGACGTACAGGAATTTTCAAACCTTCAAAATCAATCGGGTTAGACAGCTCAAAAGTTACTTGCTGAGCATTTTCCGATGTCTTTTGCTCTATAAACCAAGTTTGTTCTTTAGACTCGTTTGATGCTGAAAGATTGCCTGCTGTGAAGTTTTCAGCATCTAGATATTTAGCCAAAGTAGTAATAACTTTTAGCTTTGCACCTGCAAAATCTTTAAATTGCAGACAATAAGCAGAAACAGCATGTTGAATACCGTTAATATTGTTTGCCATTGTCAATGTCGGCGCTGAAGCTTTACCTGTTGAACTCATTTCAAGGCCACTTACTTCGAGTGCCATTGGCTCAAATACTTGACCTTGCCAGATAATATTGCGGTTCCATACTTTCTGATCACCGGTGTCAAAAATCTTTCCAATGCTTCCAGAGTCTGCCCCGATCAATCCTTCAGATCCGATCGATGAGTAAATTTTTTCCCAATCTTGAAAAGCTATATGCCCGTGGAAACGTAAAATGCCAGCTCCAAGTGAGCTGGCATCTAGTTCATACAAATGGATTAATCCATCTACATACAGCTTCTGGAAATCACTATTCAGGGTCATTTTCTGTCACCACTGGCATTTCGGGTACTGGTTTAGGAATTTCTTGCAAGCGAATATCGATCCAGCGACCCGTTGAAATATCAACTGGATTATCCAAATCAGCAATAATTGAAGCAGACTCAACATCAAACTTCTTTTTAAAAGTTTTGATTTCAATATCTTTATTTTCTAACTGCTGATAAATCACAGCAAAAAGAATGTTCCCGTTAGCATCTTTTGGCGTTTCGATATACCAACCTTCCGTTGCAAAACCTGACGTTCCTTTTAGCAAGTAGTGCCCAATGTCTAGTTTCTCAAATGAAAGTGGCTGTTCAGCAGCTTCATCGTTAGGTTCAATTTTATCTGCATATAACTTAACAATTGGGGATGCTGCTTTAATAAACCCATTAGCATCAACTGTTGTATTTTTTGATGACAAGATTTTACGCCACGGCTGAAACGTATTTACATTCCAGTTTACAGACCTGACATAAAAATCGGAGTTATGTGTTATGCTTAATTGTGCACAAGCATCAGTTGAATCGTTAACATCTAAATTAATAATTGCCTGAGAATCGTTGTCTGGATAGTCTCCAGCACTTGAAATATTATTACCATTATTTTGCCAATAAAAGGCATTACCATTTCCCCTCAATGTTGATAATTTTTGACTACCTAATAGAATTGACTTTCCAACTCCAAAAGCACCCACCTCCATAACATTACCAGCAGCAGTACCTACATATCGACTAGCTGCATGGGTGTTATTCGTAAAGTTTTCATTCAATTTTGCGCCAGTTGAACGGAATGTATCACCGCCTGCGCCAGTCGGAGCTGAACCAAGATTAACAGTTTGAATCGTCATTTTCTTACTCGCATAAAAAAAGCCCCTAAATAGGGGCTTTGAAGAGATTTAAAGTTAAGGGTAAAAAACTTGGGTGAATGTCGTTGAGATTTGCCAAACATCACCACCTAGACAACGGGGTTGATATTCACCTGTTTTAACTCGTACCTCACCGTCTAATGGCGAATCCCATAGAAACGACTCAGCGCCTTTATGCTGATCGAAGAATGCTTTGATTTGCATAATTTCGGCTTTATAAGCCGTTCTTTGATAAGTCCATTCACCAGATCGGTTATTGATACCTACAGCAATGTTTTGTTCATAACCGTCACCAAATTTGCTTGATAACGTATTAAAGCGCTGAGTATTACTATTTCCGTCTAAGTCGCATTCGAAAGTGAATTTAAGGTTGCTCATAAATTGAATCCATAAAAAAACCGACCTCTAAATGGGTCGGTTTAAATATTTAGTTTCATTACATTTTCCAAAGATATGTACAGATAATCAAAGTGATAAGGATCGCAACAAAGCGCCATGCTTTCATTTCATTCATTTCCTTTAGACACCAGTTAATTAATTTGATAAAATCTTCCATATAGATTGTTTTTCACCTTAATTTTGACGAGTTAGGTTGATTAAAAAACCCCAGCGCTACCAACACTGGGGTTTTTGCTTTTTAGGATTTTAAAATCCCATCTTCTTTAATTCCTCATACGGTTTTTCGCATTCAGTAATAGAAAAACCACCCGAAGGTGGTTGTTCCCTTCTATAAGTGCAGCTTTAAAAAAAGCCGCCCTTAGGCAGCTCTTTGTTTGTTCTCTCTTATACGTGCACTTCTATTTAAGTGTTTTATTCAGAAATAGAAAACCAGACACTTGGTCGAGCTTCTTACATTTTAATATTTAATTAATTTTTGCTTTGCATGCAGGAGTAATATGTGCTTTTTGATCATCTTTAATCAGCTTGTAGCTACCACCTAAACCGTATGCTATTTCAAGGTCTGTAGGGCTTTCAACTTTAATAGTCCAAAAGCTTCCATCTTGGGTATAAATTTTATTGTCTACCTTCTTAATAGATTGAACCTTCGCTACACCTTGGTAATCTTGGCAGATAATTCCAGTTCCATCTTGTTCTAACTTCAATGTTGCTACAGAAACATTTGAATGAGCGCCTGTCCAATACCCAAAGTTACTGGTTTTAGTTGGGCTGAGCTCAAAGAAATTAGCAGTAGATACACATCCATCTAATAAAGCTATAAAACTTAAAATAATTATCTTTTTCATAAAAGAACCCCTATGTTTAGGGGTAATTTAACAACTGGTTAATTAACTATCAATCTTAAATACATTAAGAAGAATCAATTACCCAACCACCTACAATAGAATAGATTTCTTGCGAACCGCTAAAGTTCTAGCTTCAAATAAAAAAGAAACCTTTAAGGCTTCTTTTTTATACCTACCACCCTTGTCGTTTGGACATTCGGAATCGTTTTTCAATCTTTGCATCCACCATTGCCTCATTTTGTTTCTGATACTCTCTTAAGATAACTGTTAACTCCTTACCATCCCATTCAGAGGTAGCATCCACTTTTTCTGATGTTTTATTGATAATGGTAACAGTAGGTTGAGACTTCTCAGTTCTTCCAGAATTAATCGCATCAAATTGTCTATGCTCTCTAACTGTTGCAATTGCATCCGTTTGATTGTTTGATACATAGCCACCGTTAGCATACCCATTTGGATTACTTTGCCTCATGTTCTCAACAACACTTACTCCTCCCCAGCGTTTGATATCTTCTTGAGACCAAACAACCTCACCTTTATGCACAATGCCAGCTGGAGTATGTTTAAGGCCGTTTCCTGTATAACCACCGTCTGAGAAACCAGCGATAGTTTGTGCTGCAATTAGGCCTGCTTGAGCATATCCAAAGCCTAAGATTGCCGTTGCTGCTGGGACTTTACCAACGAAAGGAAGAGTAATATCAGCAGTAGTTTGTGCAGCTGCCAGATGCGCAGAAACAATCGTTGATGCAATAGCAAATGCTTGCTGCATAGCAAACATAGTTTTATATCGCTTGGATTGTTCGCCACTAGCATCTTTTACAGATTGAGTTAAGTTGGACCAAACTCCTTGGCCTTGGCTAAGTAAGCTAGACCAGATTTGCAGTTGAGAAGTATATTGGTTCTTTTGCAAATCCCTATACTTCTCATTGTACTCCTCTTGGATCTTGAATTTGTTCTCTTCATGGATCCTAACAGCATCTTCAATCCGCTTGTTGTATTCAAGCTGATCAATTTCTTTCTGCTTGAGCTTCATTTTAGCTTCGTCACCCTTATTAATAAGAGTGGCGTCGTTTTCAGAAAGAGCATTTCTTTCTCCAAATTGTAAAGAAAGTCCAGCTCTTTGCCCAAGCGGTGCTGCTAAAAGATCCCTTTGCTGTTTCAACTCCTGTAATGCTTTTAAATTAGCTTGATCATATGCAGATTGACGTGCAGCCTTTGTGAGGTTGATCAACTCCAACTCATGCTGATACTGCTGATCAAGACCTTCTTTTGCAATATCCAATTGTTCTTTAGAAAGCTTGCCTTCAGCCACTAATCTTAAAGCACTAGTTTCCTTCGTATACTTAAGCTTTTCCTCTTCAGTCCACTTATAACCATTTACTTCAAAATCAAATTGTTTTTGAGCTAACTTGTCTTCAGCATCATAACGCTCATTAATTTTTGGGATTAAATTTGATTGACCTAAAATGGTTGCTTTGTTGATTTCCTCCTCACGTTTTTTGCTTCTAGCAACTGAATCCGAGTCATAGCTTGCCTGTAGCTGCTTTATTTCCTCTAGAGTTTTAGCACGCGCCTTGTAGGCTTCATCTTCAAATTTAGAAAGATCACCAATCGCTTTTGATGCTGCATCAGGGCTAGCTCCTAAAATCCTATTGAGCTGATTGTAATAAGAGTCTTGTTTGGCTAAATGCTGTGAAGCTTTATCTTTGCCAAGCTTTTTCCCTTCATAATCCCACCCGATAAAATTTTTCCCCACGATTTTTTCTAAACTTCGATAGTCCAAATCGTCATTGAGAAGGGCGCTTTTAGTCTTGCTATAACTTTTATTAGTCATAACCTCTTGCAATAAAAACTTAGCTTGCGCATCTAAAGCATCTTGGGTTTGCTGGATTTTTCCATTTTTATCTAAAACACCTTGTCCCTGTAAGGACTGCATGAGTTTAGATGAGCGAGTCTTTTGCCAAGAAATAAATCCAGTATTTGTATAACCATTATTTTCATCCTTATGGCTACCAAACATTGCCTCATTTCTAAAATCATTCTCGCGCCCAACTTGAGCTGTCATTACTCGTGCTTGCTTATCTCCCAATCCAGCATTACGGAAAGCCTGATATACACGAAGCATATTTCTCACTCGCTCATTATTCCCTGCGAGCAATACCGCTTGCTTTGTTAGCTCTTTAGTTTGCTTACGCTCGGCATCATTTAGGGCATCCTTTTTATCTTTAAGTACATCAAGGGCCTTTTGAGCTTGTGCAACTAAATCCATCTCCTCTTTAGTGACAATTGCAGTAGTACCAGGAGGAGCAACAGCCTGTTTAGCTTTTTGCAGCTCAATGATCTTCTTAACAGTTTCTTCACTGTAGCCAAGATTTAATAAAGCTAACTCTTCATTAGAGTTAAGAACTTCAGTACGGAGGCTATCAAAATACCCTTTCTGTGCTTTTGCAGCTTTATCTGCTGCATTTGCATTGCTATTTAGCTCATCAGTATTTCCCTTTACTTGAACAGCAGCATTTTGTGCTTGGTTGCCAGCAAGCTGTACATTAACAGTAAATAATTTCAGTTTCTCCGCAGATAAATTCGCTTTTGACGAGTTCTCATCATACTGCGCGGCTTGCTTTTTAAGGTTTTCATATAGATCTGTAGGTAACTTAATTTTATTTAAGCGCTCAATGGCTTCTGTATAGCTGATAGTTCCTTTACGAGCCTCTTGAGAAATTTTTTCAACTTCCCAATTGCCACGAGCATAGTTTTCGATATCAATTAATGCAGATGCAACAGAACGTGACGATTTCTCTAATGCTTCATTTTGGGCATTGAATGCTGCCGTTAGATCATCAACTGCCTTTGCTTTATCATTGCCAGCTAATTTCTTTAATGCCTCATCTGTCTTTTCCGCAACTCGAGCCTGTTCTTCAAGTTTTTTATTAGCTTCCGCTGTGTTGTCTCGCATTAACAAATAGCCAGCGGCTAAGCTAGCTACAGTAATACCAATGCCTACAGGTCCACCAAGAACTCCGAGTAGTCGTGCACCAATTCCAACACTTGCAGCCCCGGCTGCGGCTGATCTTGATTGGGCTACTGCTAGGGCTTCTTCTGCTAATGCCAATTCACGCGTAACTTGAGCCTCAATTTTCTTTAACTCAGCCATACGAGTTAATGTCGCTGTTCTGCCTTTTTCGGTAATTTGTGATTTTAGGCGCTGTACTTCTAAGGCCTTCTCAGCAGCAATAGCAGCTAAAGTTGCTTGGGTGTTAGCAACTACTGCTTGAGTGCTAATTACTTGTTGAGCAGCAGCAGAACGTTCAGCTTGAATTGCAGCATATTGCGTTATTGTTTGGGCTGCTAATTCCTTCGTTTTTGCAGCTACAGCAACACCAGAGGCATAAATTGCAGGAATGTAGGTTCCAAGCCAATATGCTCCACCAACCATCATTGCAGATGTTAAAACATCTAAGTTGCTAGCTAAAGTTTGGATAGTGCCTGCAAGAACTTGAGCTGCACCAGAACCTTTCCCTGATTCACCAACAAATTTAGTAATTTCGTTGTTGAGTAGCGTTAAAGATTGCCCAATAGTGATATCGGTTTTTGCAAAGAGTGCATCAACATCTTTTTCTACATTTCTGAGTGCTTTTACAATCTCTTGAGATGTAATTTTCCCTTCTGCGGCTACAGATCGTAATTCACCTACAGTAATACCCATACCCTGAGCAATTGCTTTTGCTAATGCTGGGGTTTGTTCCATTACAGAGTTAAGCTCTTCACCACGTAGTGTCCCACTTGCTAGAGCCTGTCCGAATTGCACCAATGCAGCGTCTGCCGCTGATGCACTTGCACCACTAATTGCTACTGCTTTTGACACTGTTTCAGTCAAACGTGCAGTGTCATCCATGGTTAAATTCAGTGTTTTAGCATTGTCACTAAAGCGCTGATAGACCTGTAGAACAGAATCCCATGCTGAATAGGTTTTTTGAGCAATTCGGAAGGTATCTTCTGTTGCCTTGTTTAACTCAACTTGGTTGTTAGTTACTAATTTGAGACGGTTTTGAAGACCAGTGTAAGTATCCATCTTTGAAACTGCTGCCCCGACTGTAACCAAACCAGCCATGTACCCTGCTAGCTGCCGAGTAGCTACTGATAATCCATCCATTGATTTAGTCGCAAAGTCACCCTTGCGTTCAATGCTATCTAATTCATTGCCTAGATTACGCGCATTACGCTCTGCATTTTTAGCATCAATTACAATGACGAGACGTGATTCTTGTGCCATTTTTTACTTTCCTCTAGGCAATAAAAAACCGACCTATAAATGGTCGGTTTTAGGCTTTAATCGCTGCAATGATTTCTGGTAATTTCCAGATTAGGATTGGTATGGAAATTATGAATGATGACTTACATGCATCCCACCAATTATATTTTTCTTTCATCGAATGACCTCAATCAATTTGGCAGTTGCATTAAGTATGTTTGAAAACTGCCAAATCAAAATGCCAAGCAAGACAGATCCTGTTACTTTCCAGTAGCCATGTTCTTTCATAATTACCTCTACTTTTTGCAGAATTACTGCTATAATTTCAGGCATAGATTGTATTTCTCCTTAATCTTGCTCCGGTTAAGTTGTAAAAAACCCCGATGCGTCAACATCGGGGTTTTTCTTTGGGTATTAAAAAAGCACCCTAGGGTGCTTTTTTAATTACTACTTGTTTAATTAGCTTGAACACAGTTTTGATATTTATGAGCCACACCATCTAATGCTTCAATAACACCTGGTGCACGTGCTCCAGCCCATGTCCCAACCTGCCTAAAACCATTGTTACTAGATGTACCTGTATTTTGTTGAGCTCTCAAAATATTGCTCATTACAAATTGAACTTTATTTTCTTTCAGAGCAATCTTTGCATCATATTTAACAAAATCTGTAATAAGACCTGCTTGCTGCCCCTTTGTTTTTACATTGCCATTTGCAATGAATGTTTTTTCATTTTCATCTAGATATTTAAAAATAGACTTTCCTTGATGAACTTGAGTATTATTATTTTCATAATATCTACCTGTATATGCCCCCATGAAACTACCAGCTTGGTCATGTAGAACAATATCATCATTTTGGAAAGTTTCAGCAGCACATAGTTTCAATTTAGTGAATGATGTACTCGTTGGATTAAAAGAATAATCAATTTTATCAATGTATGTATCCCCCGCTGAGCTAGCACTTATAGTTGATACATTATTTGGCAATTGAATAGGAGCAACTGAACACCCGCCAAGAATTGAAACCAAACCTAATAAAACAATCTTTTTCATATATAAACCTATCAAATATCAAAATTTAAAAATCAGCTAATAATCCAAATAAAAATTATTAAAGCTATAAATAAAATAACTCCACTGATTATCCATTCAGATTTAGGGTAACCCCATACATTATCTGGATTATTAAAATCAGGTTCTCTTCTAGGTGTTGTTTTCTTAGTATGACTAGAGAACTTAGAATAAGATAAGCCAGTACCTGGAATACCTACTGTTGTGCGAGTACCCTTCTTACTTACATTTACACGTGCACCTTTCCCACCCACAGAAACACTTGATAGCCCTTTTTTACTAACATTGACACGGATTCCAGGAGCAATTTTTATACTTTTTCTAAAATTCAATCCCATCACATCACCTATCTAGAGCAGATCTTTTTAGAAGCACTGATGGAACCATCATTACAAACAAACTTACTACCATTGCAATGACTTATCCCACCTTTCTTACCAGAGCACGGTTGTCTCCCTCTACCTGCTTCCGCAACACTTAATGAGCTTAAAACTAATAAAAGACTTAAAATGACTTGTTTCATGGTTTTTACCGTTTATTATAAAGTGTACTAACTTTAACAACTGGTTAATAAAGGCGCAATAAAAAACCGCTATCTCTAGCGGTTCCTCAAATATTACTTACAGTTCCAACGCTTATAGAGTGCTGTAAGGTGCTCATAAATATTTGGAGCTTTTTCCTGCTTGCTTTTAATTATCTCACCGAAAAATTCATAGTTATTCGTTACGATTGTTTTTAATGTATTCTTCATCAATTGTTCTTCAAGATCCCCATATCTAATTCCCACCGCTATAAACTCAAAGTAGTTTAATTGATAAAATATTGCATTGCGCTCATCTTGAGAAAGATTCAGAAATTCAGCCATAGAAATAATTGCCGATTCTCCTCTTTTACCTTTTATGTCTACATAAACCCCTGTAGCAAAGTTTGCATGCCTTGCATAAGCCTCAGAAAGTCTGGATGCCATTAATGTTTGGATAGAATGACTTCTTTTAGAGGTTAAATCCTGACCTCGGCTAGTAAATAGCCATCCCAAGACAGCCGCCAATATGCCCAGAAGTACAATTAGGGAATCAGCCTTCCCAGCCGTATTGCTAATTTCAAAATTCAAAAAACTAAATTTGTTCCAAGATATATGCCAATAGACAGTTTCTACAAAGCATACAATCAAGCAAATCATCATGATATTCAATTGAATATAGGTTCGAGGTTTTAGGAAAAAATTATCTCGCACCTTCCAATAAAAAAACCACAAAACTATGGCGTAAGGCAAAAAAAGTAAAATTGTTCTTAGTAGTAAAATATTATCGATATTCATTAATCGCTCAAAAAAATAAAGCACCCTCAATAGGATGCTTTATTTGTATTCTTTTGTAAACTAGCTGATGCCATAACCATCTGCTAAGCGATAGTTTAATTTTGTAGTTTTCATGGCGTCTCCTCTCAAAGCTTACGCTTGATTTAACCTATGTACGTCTAAATAAAATATGCGTCGCAGTCAGTCACCGCGTCGCAATAGTAAACGTTTCGTTTAAACGAATACTATTTACTAATGACAGTTTTGTCAATAACGAATCGTAGCGTCGTTGTCAATAGAGCAGCCGTCTTATGTAACATCAACTGCGCTATATCGCGTCGTACAGTCGCAGTTATGTATCACACGTCAGAACTTAAGTCTTCGTCGCTCGTTGCGTCGCCTTTTTATGAGCTTCATCCAAGAACATATCGTCAAGTGTAAAGATACAGTCATTAAAGATGTAGCGTTCAACTGGCAAGTCGTATTGTTCAACATAAGCATTAATTGCTGAGATATCTAACGCCAGAGGAACACCCTGTTCATAGCGTCTAGATCGTGCAATCGTGTTATAGGCAGTCAGAATGGCATTAGCAACATAAGAATAGTCAGGCGCATCAGGAAGCTTTACACCAAGGACTTCTCTTTGCTTTTTTTCGTGGTCCGTGAGCCTCGTGTACTTGTTGGCGTAGGTGTAGAGTGTTGTGACTTTCCCACAACATCATCTCGATATTGGTTTGCATCTGATTGAATCTTTTCTGATTCAGTTCGAATAAAGGACCAGATAGAAACCCCTAAATCGCCCATGTTAAGCAATTTCGTAGCGTTCTCTGCATTGTATGCAGGTTCGGACTTTAACTGTTCGCCATTAGGACCTTCTTCGACAAATACAACACCCTTCCAGTCTTCAATTAAATGGCATGCAACTGCTTCCAATAGTAATTCATGAAAGAGTTTGTCATCGGATGAAGCTTTAGCAACATCAAATCCTTTAGCTGTGATTTGGTTATTCGCACGTTCTAAAGCTACTTGATAAGGCTTATATCCAATGCCTCGGATCTTGAACTCAGCAAGTACATTACCTTCTTCATCTTTATATTCGCGCCACAAACTAACGTCTTTATTTCTTTGAATATTGACTTCAAGAGCCATGTTATATCTCCAAATAAGAAGGCAGCAATAAAGCTGCCAAATCAGTATTAAGGTGTAACTGGCGCAATCACACGAGTAATAACCGGCGATACGCGAATATGGTTGTAGTTAATGTCGACTGTGATGGTGTCTTCTCCACCGCCATCAGGGTGATTAGCTTCAGCCACTTCCAATTGTGGGAACTGAAAGGCATAACCATTACCTGCATCATCTTCAATAGAGAATTCTAGCGGCATGGTGTCACGGGTTTTAATGAAGTCGATATAGGCTGCTGATTGCGCTGAGAACATGTATTGAGTGTTAACAGTCACATCTACGATCTTTTCAAGATAAGTCGTTGCAGTGAGCTTTTTAGAGCCAATACAACGGATTGCTTCCATATTGTTGTTAATGGTCAATTCAAGAGACTGCATACAAGCAGTTCCGACAACTGTTTCACCATTAACTTTAAGATCACCGACGTTAAGCGCTGAAACAAGGACTAGTTCAGGAACCGGTAAAGGCGAAGTCACAGGGTTTGTAGTTGTACGCTCAAACAGAGTACCCATCAAGCCAAATGTAGCTGTGATTTTGCCAGTAGTAGCAATAGACATCGTAGCTTCATTTATACGTACACCGCGGTAAATAAATACCTGGTTAATATCTTCAAATACTTTGACGAAGGTAAATGTCTTTCGCACATTACCGCCAAAGTTAAGAACATCACTGGCCCAGTTATTCATTGCAACTGCTGACCAGAAGTCATCAAACAAGCCAATAGATAATTCAACTTCTAAAGAACCTGTGATTTCTGCTTCGGTAGCCATGCCACCTTGACGGAATCGCGAATCGACCACACTGTTTGATGATTCAGTGGTGACGTTTTCAGTTAAGCCATCAGTAACTCGGCGTACGGTTTTCCAAACTGGTGTAGTTGGTAATACTTCGGGGGTTTGCTCTTCAGCATAAAATAATCTAATACGACTGCCCGAACTCATAATGTTCTCCTTTTAACGGCAATAAAAAACCCGCACAAGGCGGGCAGTAGGTTTACATTTGCATTTAAGCAATTAATTTAATTTAATTAGCACTAATAAACTCATCTATCAAATCTATGGCTGGTTTAGGTATTTCTCTAAAACATTCCATTTTAGACCCTCCAAATTTGTAATCAGGGACAATATGGTAAGGGTGTAAAACAGATATCAACTTCTTTTCTAATTCCCAAATTAATCCAGCTTCACCAGAAATGCATTTTATGATCTCGTAACTATATGGCATCTTGGTGCTTGAGTACCTTTGAGCTATTGAATGGGTTGTTATGCCAACCTTATAAAAACACTCGGTATCGCTAAACATTTTCAGTAGATAAATATTGCTTACCCCACCATGTCTTTTACACGCCTGTATATACTTGCTTCTTGTGTAAGGAGTAGTTTTATTGCAAGTTGGACATCCACTGTTTTGATTTCGGTGGTGATAGGGACTTTGTTTGAAGTCTCCATGAATCTTGCATGTGATAATTACAGGAACATCTATACCTTTGTATTCAACTTTTTCATATGAATAGGTATCGCCATGAATAGACTTAAACTGCTTCAATATTGTTGTAGTGTCTAATTTATTATAACCCCGAGTTAAGTTTCTGCATTTTGGGCAGTTTGCACCATTCTTATGTTGTTTGTAATGCATCCAAAAAGAACCATGGTATTTGCAAATAATCTCCAACTTTTCAGAATCTTTACATGGGATTAGGTTTTCATAAGAATATCGACTTCCGTGTTTTTTGGTAAATACATCTACTATTTCTTCTTTTGTTCTATTCCTGCCTGCACACTTAGGGCAACCAGCCTTTTTTATAAAATGGTTGTAATGGCTTTGCAGAAATTCTCCATGGATTGGACAAATAATAGTACTCTTTTCCATACTTCGGAGGTATATGAATTTTGAATAATCATACTTATTGCCATGTATTGAAATAAAATCGTTGATGGCAATATCTGTATTAATTTTCCGATTTATCTTTTTTGATTGCATAGCTGAAGCTATGACTTTAGAATTATTTGCAGTCATCTTGTTACTCGAATTAACAGGTTGATTAGAAAGGCTTAGTTGTTACCAGCAACTAGGCTTTTCGTTTATTTATTATACCATTTTTAATTTACTAAATAACCAATTCTTACATTGTACTGCACAAAGTTTCCATCATCACCAAGGTTCTGAAGTTCACCTTGGAGTATTTCTAGGTTCCCAATAATCGTACATTCAAAATACTTGAGCCACGCTTCAGATAGCTTAGTGATTGCAACTTCATGTGTATTTAATCTAGCCATACAATTGATAGAAATAATGCCAGTTCGACGAATACAAGGATTATCTCCTATCCCTACTATAGAAGACTTCCCCCACAACACGTTAATTTCACACCATAGTCCATCAACCGGCACAGTAAAGTCTTTATTGGGATACTTTATTCTGGTCTGTTCAATTCCAGTAAAGGCCATTGCTCTAGTGATAATGGCTTGTCGTGCTTGATCTAAAGTCATTGCCATTTTAACCACCGTATTTCTGAGCAATATAGTTAAAGGTTAAGCCGTAGACACCTTGAGGAGCTTGTCTTGAGTATCCGCCTGTTGTCTTTGGTGTTTCAGGCTTGTCTGTAAAGTCGCCATACTCGATCTTAGTTGCATAAGGCGCATTCGTTTGAATGTAGACAACTGAATAAGGAACTAGGCGAGATAAGGCGCTTGTGCCTTTACTAACGGTTGAGCCACCACCTTTATCTTTCTCAGCTTCATTAAATGATTGGTCAGTCTGGTTTATGCTGACTCTGTGTGATGCCCTAAATGCCCCTGTATCAACTGGACTTTGGAGAACAACACCTTGTAATGCATCAATCACAATATCTTTCTGTTTTTTAGTAAGGTCGGCTTCAACGGTCTGGATAAATTCACTTGGTTTTGTTTGCCATCCCATCAAAAGTCACCTCAACTTTACCAAACAGTATCTCAAATACTGGTTCATTCCCTACTGTAAACACTCGACCGTCAATGGTGGTTTTATGTCGAATAAGATAGCCTTTGTTAGTATCTGCAAAGAGTACATACTTACATTCTTCGCCATCTAACAGCACCTTCTTTGGGCCATTAGTGGATTTGCGAACCTTAGCGTGATAAACGCCCTCTTGGTTTACAGCCTGACTTATTAAGTTCCCATCATCTAAGTTAATCATTAGACTTTCCTCAATTGTGCAACCCATGTCGCATCTGCCGCATCTTTTCCATAGCTAACAACACGATAATTCCCGCCTTCAATCACCCAAATGTCATTAACATCTGGCTCAACTAAAGTGCCTGCCGCATCCTTCACTTCATTTTGCAGTAGCACGGCTTTAGAGTCTGTGGCGCGGTAATCTGTAGGCTTAACCAAATCCTTTAAATATGAGCCAAATAGGACACCTCTACCGCTATAGACATATTCAGTGTAAGTATCTTCACCAGTAGCGGGATTGGAGCTAACTAATTTTTTCCGAGTACATGTGAAGGTAGCTACTGCGTCTGCTAAATCAGAGTTTAATGCTTCAGCAATATCTGCCTGAAGTTCGTCACGTAAGCCCATATCATGCCCTGTAAAGTGGTATGCCAAAGCCATTAAAACTTGCATTTGGATCTTTCAAATCAAGTGAATCAATAAAATCAATTGCAATCTGTTCAAAGCTAGAAATTGCTTCAGATCCATCTTGGTATTCTTTTTCTGACTCAACAGAATCAGCTTTAACTTTCTTACGCTTCAACTGCTGGTCTTTGCCGTTATAAATTACTTTGGCCAGAATTCCTTTGATGATTTCACAAGCCGCGTCCTTAAGAAGTGGATCAATAGGATCTGGTACAAAACCTATTCTGTTTTTCATCCAAACATTAGCCAGCTTTACCAGACGAGCTTTATCACTGTCTGGTGCAAAATCGCTGCCCAAAATTGAATTTGCGTCATCTACAGTAATAAAGCTCATTGCATTATTCCTTCGGGATTAATTTAAGGAGTTCTGCTTTTGTTGCAGACGGCTTGTAACCAATGTTTTTACTAGCTAAATACTCTTTTAATTGATCATTTGACCAGTTTTCAAAATCATTAACTGCCGTTTCTGTTGTTGAATTTTCTGCCGCTTTTCCAGATTCCAATTCAGCAATACGCGCTTGCATTGCAGGAATATCATTTTTAAAAGCTTCAAACTCTGCTTGAATGCTTACTACCTTTCCTTCAGCCGCTTTAGCAGCATTGTCTGCTTGGAGTACAGCATCTTTTAAACGTGAGTTTTCAGAAATTAACTCCGAACTATCACCACTAGCTTGTTCCAAGATTTCGATTTTCTGTTTAAGTTGCCCGTTTTCCTCAACAACCTTTTCACACTCAGCTTTTGTATTATCAATGACCTCTTGCAGCTCAGGGGTAATTCCCACCGCGACATTTACTGTGGCCAAGGTCGTTTTTGCAGGCTCTTCCAACTTGCGAACTTCAACTGGAATATCCAGAGCTTCGTAATCATTTTGGATTTTCGGGTAATCACCGTAAATAATTACTTCTTCGGCACTTCGATTCGGATTTTCGTAATAATCAGGATTGGCAATAGTTCCAACCTCTAACGCAGCTGCAGCAGCAATACGTGTATAAATTAGCTTCATGATGCATTTCTCTTTAATGTAAAAAGAGGGCTTAATAGCCCTCTTATAGTGAGATGTTTATGAGTTAACCAGTTGTTGTGCCAGACAAGTCAAGCAATGTGCCTGCTGTCATTTTGTTGCTAGTAGCATGTTTTTTCCAGTTGGCACTTGAACCAAGTAAAGTAAGGTCAGGGTTTTCGCCTTTTGATGTATCCCAGCTATAACCAAGAATATCTAAGTTGAACGCGCCTTCAGCACGCATACCAATACCTAAGTTTTCTTCATCATTGATGTCATACGCCCGGAAGCCTGGTACTTGTGATTCTGTAACAGTAACAGCTCCCATTTGTAAACCAAATGCATCATCATCACCTACGGCATCTGTAACCAAGACTGGCTTACCTAAGGTACCCGGTAAACCGCCATAGATAACAATTTCAGATTCGCCATAAATCTGCTTAGTGATTGCATCATCAACAATATCGAAGTAGGTATCTGAGTTCATTACCCATAAACTAATACGTCCAAACTTATCGCCAAACTTACGCATACCACGTGTTAATGCTTTACGCCCATCTACAGCAATACTGCCTTTAGCAACCATATCCGGGTTACTAGAAATAGCAGCTTTTAAAGAAGCTAAACTGTACTGTAAACGACCAGCAACCAATGCATCTGCTAAATCATAACCAAGAATCATGGCAAACTCTTCAGGTGTACGTGCACGGCGTTTGAATGCCTCTTCAGTAGAAGCATAAGGACCATATTTATACGGGACTTTTACGCCTACAGATTCACCAGAACCAATTTTCTCTGGAACTACTTTGGCGATTGAATTCACATCACGATGTTTGATGCTACCGCCCACTTTGTAGAATGCTTCTTTGTTGAAATCACCTTCAATGATCTCATTACGATAAACAATTGCACCATTAGAGGCTTGGTTAAATACATTCAAATTGTCTTGCAAACGCTCTAAATAAGCAGTTTGTGCCAATTGGTTGTAGATGATCATGTCTGAGTTAACTGTTGTAGTCATAACGACTTATCTCCAAATTTTTAATGATTAGTTCGGCAGTTTTAGGAAGGCATCATTGCCATGTTCTTTGATGTAGTCAGCTTTCTGAGAAACAGACATTTCACTGCGTTTCATTCCTGCAGGCGCTCCACCTTTGCCCCCACCTTGAAAACCGCCACCAGTTCCTTTACCACCTTTAAGAATTAAGTCTTTATGCTGGTATCCACCAACCAATGACTCTAAAGCTTCATCAACATTTGCAAGTTCACCAGGGCGAACACGTGAATAAATCTTTTCGCCGTTCGGATCATATGCAACCACCTTGCCCTCTTCGATTTTGAAGTGATGACCAAAGGTCGCTTGCACCATATCCACAGGTACTGCAATATTGTCTTGAATGTACTTAGAACGAGCAAAACCACCGCCGATAAGCTCTTTATGCAATGAGGCCTCAAGAGCATCACGTTGCTCAACAATCGGAGCATATTTTTCTTCAACTGCCTTGATAGCTTCAGCTTTCACTTTCTCAACTTCACCGGCATCCACCAGCTTTTTATCGTCGAGATTTTGGATTGTTTGTAATGCCTTTTTAGCTGCCGCTGGGTCTTCAATTCCTTCAAAAGCTTTTAATGCTTTTTCGGCTGCTTCTTTGGCTTCACGATGTGTTTTAGCTTCACCATTTAATCGAGCAATTGTCGCCACAGAGTGTGCAGCATCGTGTGGCATTTCTTTGCCATCATCATGGATATAGATCGGCTTATCTCCGTCTACTTCTGCATAAACTTTACCGTCGATTGTTACTGTTTTAAGTTTCATTGGTCATCCAACCTATATATACAAAATGGGCATCCGCCCGGATTCGCCGTTAGCATCCGCTTTCGGCAGGCAATAAAAAAGCGCCCTTTAGGACGCTTCATTTCTATAAATGATTATTTACTTAAAGCTTGGCGTACAAATGCATCTTTTGCTTCAAGTAGCTTTCTTAATCCTGTGGATTTTTCAGGCCCGTCAGGAAGTTGCTCATCCATTTGCCGAGCTAAATCACCAATTGGCTTACTAACTTGCTGCAAATGTTCAGGTAAATGTTCATATTGGAAATATTGGATAATAGGGCTTGGCATTTTCTTCTCGCAAAAAAAGCACCCGAAGGTGCTATGGTTTAATTAATTTGGTCGGTTTGTTAATTCTTCTAAGCCATCGGCGCAATCTGAATTTACTACGAGTTGAAAGTTTTGAAAGCTGTAATGAACCTTCGCCTTTTAAATCAACTATCATATTCCCAACTCCTTAAACGTTTGTTCATCCAACTTTCGTAGTTGGTCCAATGTATAAAGTCGCCCTTCAGGGTCAAAGAACTTATCAAAATCAAATTTCCCTTCTTTATAGAGCTTATATCGCTTTGGCCCAAGCCACTCTTTTTGGAAAAAGTCATCTGTCTTTTTGAAGAACTCTCTAAAAGTGGTGTTGGCATCCAATTGACCTATTAACTGGCTCCGCTCTTCTTTTGGAATGTCTTTAACTCGACGTTCGTCCATCACAAATGGACGTTCACCGACAAGTTGACCATCTTTTTCGACTGGTACCAAGATACTTCGACAATTAGGATGCAACGGCGGTACCCGCTTTGCCGGATCATTTATTTCCCACACTGAACCATCTAATGAAGCGCAAAGCTTAGAAGTTCGTCCATCTAAAACGCTAACAAATCGGACATATTCAAAGCCAATTTGGTTGAAGCTATTTAGATAGGCTTGATTGGCTACATGGCTCCGTACAGTTCTTACGGTACGTTCAATATCCGTCTTGGTAACGTTTAAAATGCCATCCTCATAATTCAGCCGTTTGGTACCACGAATGCGCTGAACAATTTCTTGGTTAGTTTTGCCTGAATTAATACCATCTCGAATTGCATACTCAACCTTTTGACGGGCACTTTCAGCAATTCTGGATAGAAGATCATCTACAAGAGCGCCACCTGCCAACGGAACTTTTTTAGCGGATAAAAATAGTTTTTCCCCATCAGGCTTATTAATTTTTGCTCCATAGAGCTTAGCTACGTAATTGGCCTCATAAACAGCCAGCGCCGTAGCAGAAACGGCAAAAGCTTCAGGTAATGCTAAATTAACACTGGCAAACCATTGGGCAATCAAATCCCTAATTTCCCTTAAATTTGAAGTTGTATATTTACCACCAGCTAAAGCAACTTTCTCCGACTCATTAAGCTCATCCAATAAATCCCGAAGCTTAGATAGCATCTTGCTCGTATCATCATTGAATAAAGCCAATAACTCATTTACCGTTTTTGATGAAGCACGATAAAGATAGGCCTGGTGCTGAGTGAGTGCTTCAAATAGTTTTTTGATATCTGTTGCCATCTCACTCTACCTTTTGATTTAAAGTCCCATCTTGCTCTGCTTCAACATTCTGAAGCTCTTCTTCATATTTTTGTTTAGGGAACATACCTGTTTGGTTGTATTCCCACCATGATTTAAATGAAGATCGGCCTTGTAGAGCTGCTTCAAATAACTGTCGAGCTAACTCAGCTAAATAACCCTGTTTGTTAAATTCTTGGCTGATTTCGAACATCAAATCATCTTTAGTTAGAACATCCACATTAGGCGTTACAAACTTAGCAGCCCATCGTAATGCTGCTGACAAGGCTTCATTCATATTAACGACACAGAGCGAAAGAACTGAATGCTGAACGGCGTCATCACTATTCGCTTCGGTAGCGGTCTTTTTACTTCCCGAGCCCTTCTCAATTAAACGCGCCCCCATCTCCTTCATTTTTTCCCACTTATCTTTCATCGCTTCCCGGGCAAGAGTATTAGGGTCGGCTTGTACAATTCCTAAACCACCATTTTCAGGTAAAGGCAAAAGTACTTTCGCTCCAATGTAGATGCCACGTTTCTTGGCTTGGTCATACCACTCCCAATTAACACCCTTCGCATAATATTGAGGTTGCCCCATATAAAAAACGGACTCTTGAAAGTCCGCACTGTCTCTGTAATGGGCTAAATTGAGATTAGCCAAAGGAAGTAATGGTGGCTTTTTAATCTCTTCTGAATTATCAATTGCACCTACAAATGTAAAAGGTATATAGGTCCAGAAATTCCCGTTGTAATCTGTTGGAAACTTCTTCTCTCCGCCAACCCAGTTACCCTTTTCACCCTTTGTGTACACCTGAACGGAATAAATATATTCCCCATTTCCCTCTTGCTCTAAACGAAGTACACGATATTGCTCTTGTTCGGTTTTACTAAATCCATCAGCACCGCGCTCAGACTTAAATTCACGTATAACCACTAAGCAAAGCTTTTTCTGGTTATCGATCATTACTGAATCCCAATTCACTACATCAAGGGCATTTAGTAAATGAATCATCGGATAGGCTTTTTGTGCTTTAAATTCCGCTAGATTACGAGCTGGTGGCACATCAGGATAATCAACATATAAAGCGCAACGATAATGCTTCAATAAATGGCGAATTCCATTTTGAGCCAATTGATAAGCACTAATGCCTGCTCCATTCGCATTACGCTCTAAATGAGCAAGCTCGGGAGGAAATTTAAAACTTGGATCTGTTGCAAAAGCTGCTCCAACTAAACTATTTGATGTCGTCCCTGTTACTTCATAAAAGACTGCACGGGTAAGATAAGCCTCATAAGCACTTTTATTTGCAGGTGACTTATCATGTGCATTTGGCATCGGCAAATATTTTTCACCTTTAGCCTTAACTGCATCCTCACCTTCACAAACATCATCAAGTTTTTGCCAGTATGGCAAGTTTTTAACATATTCAGGATGTTGAAAAGTTACATCACTCATCGTGCAAATCCCATATCAGCGAAGAAGGTTTCAAATCCTTCATGTAATTCATTAAACGCATCTGAAGCTGCATCCACTTGGTCGTCATGTGTACCGTTAGGAAAATGACGAAGCTCATCAATAAAGTCCTTATTCCATTCACCTTTGAGCATACGTACATTTCCCACGTTAACTTGGGCCGCAAATGGTTGTGCCCGTGTAAGCTTGTCACCTGAAATTGGCTTAGCTATCACGCTATAACCCGCAAGAAGCTTTACAAATGAACTAGCTTGCGATTTACCAGCTTGACCAGGGTCTTGTGGTAGGCGCACAGAAACTTTTTTCCCATCTATTTTTGCTGTTTGTTCTAAGCGCTTATTCACATTGTCTGGACCAAGCTGTCCTCTAGTTACATCGACAATGTAAGTAAAACCATCTGCGCCTAGAGCTTCTCGCACACCTACTGTAAAGTCGCCCTCATTTTCGGTAGCCCCAAAATCCCAAGCCCTAACTTGTTTCACTACATCCGCAGGCAAAGCATCAACAATTTGAATATTGTCGGGCTTAAAAAAACCGCCTGCTGGCGGTGATGGCATTTGTCGGTACTGCCCGGCAAATACATATGGTGCTGCTTGCTCCATTAGCCTCAATTTTTGGATATTGTGTTTTGCTGGCCACAGTGCGGATCCGTCTTCCTGAATAGCTGAAAGACATAGATGCTCCCATACTTCACCGTTACCACCAGCTACAGGAACGCCGTCTTTTCTATCACCTAGCAACCATCCAGCTAAATCATCTTCATGAAGTCGCTGCATAATCACAATGATCGGCGTATCTGGCGAGTTAGTACGCGATTCGAGTGTGTTCTGAAACCAATCAATTACCCCTTCTCGAATAGTTTTTGATGAAGCTTCATGTGCTTTGTGCGGGTCATCAATAATAATGCAGCCGCCAAAGCCTTTACGAAGTTTTCCTGCACCAAAACCGGTAATCGTGCCGCCTGTACCAGTCGCATAGCAGACACCACCTTGGGAAGTTCTCCAGAAGTCTTTAGCCTTACTATCATCACGCAATGTAAGCTCGGGAAAGACTTTTCTATACGCCTCTTCTTGCACAAGGGTTCGTATTTGGAAGGCATTATTTGCGGCAAGCATTGCCGAGTAACTGATATGAATAAACTCACAGTCTGGATTCTTACCAAAACACCAAGCCATAAAATTAATTACAGCAATTTCAGTTTTAGAATATCGTGGTGGAACGTTAATAATTAACCGCTTTATCTCTCCGCGATAAACTTTCATCAAAGCTTCACAGATTTCTAAGTGGTGCCAGTTCTGCATCCATTTATAACCACGGCGCTCCTTAAACATGTACCTTGTGAAGAAATATAAATCTTCTTGCGCCTCGATTCGGATGGCTTTATCCCGAGCCGCATCAGTACTCATCTAAGACTTCCCTCCGCGCTTTTAAGTAATCTTCCATTGGAACTGGAATTTCAGAATTAACTGTTTGGACTGGTCCGCCGTCTTTGCCTGTAATTTCTTGGCGATTAGTAAATTGACCACCAATATCTTTAGCGGCTTGTTCAAGAATTTTTAAGGCTGTTTTGACGTTTCTAGTCTTCTCAAGCTGTCTTTGGTATTGCTTCAATCGGTAGTACTTATTGGCAATTGGAATATCAATTAAGCCTTTATCAAACTCATCTCTGGTTTTTTCAAATAGTTCGACATACTTTTTGCTTAAGTTCTTACCAGCAACTTTTGTAGGGTCATAAGTTGCAACTTGAACACGATCTATATCAACGCCAAACTCTTGTTTTACGAGTTCCGCCACTTCTTGAGGTGTATCACGACAAGCAAGAGACTGAACTATAAAGATTTTCACAGGCTCTTTTAGTGTCGCCATAACTTCCTCATCGTATAACTACGTATAACAAAATGGGCAAAAAAAAGAGCCATTTGGCTCAATTGATTACACAGTTTCCGCAGCATTTTGAAATATCAAGATTCGAAACAAACGGCGGATTTTTTGCGACTTCAATAAGTCGCTTAACATTTTTGCTTGGTCCATAACGTTTAACTACGCCAATAAACTCTTCAACGTCATGACCTGCAAGATAGTGCTTAGGAAGACCAGAACTATCGCTATAAACAATTTCTCCGTCCTCGTCTCTCATCACTCCAATGTGGTAAAGCTCATGTTCAAGTAAGTAACAAAACTCTGTATCGTTTGCACGCTCACAGAAAGAAGCGTCGACAGTTATTAAGTATGTTGGCACAAAGCCGAACCAGTCACGCATCTGTTGCTCTTGTCTAGCTTTACGCCAGCCACCAACATTGAACATGACTTTTTCGCACTGGCCTAACACCATAGCTTGCTTGCTTTTATATGCAGAAGAGGCCCAAGCAAATGCTAAAAACTCGTCATTGTCATCAAGTAACTCAGCAATATGATCATGATCGGGGTTATAAAGAGGTCCACCAATAGTTAAGTAATTAGCAACAACCCATTTTTTTAAATCTGATGCAGGTATTAAACGAATTGCTTCCTCTTCTTCTGCCTGATCCATAAAATCTGTTGGAGGAAATGGTCTGATCTGATCCATTAAATATTTGCCTCTTTAAATTTTTAAGCCATTGGCTAGCGAAATGAGCTTGGATCTGTAATGGACCAGATTCATTAATCTTAAATCTTGGTGCTGCCTCTATGCGAATTACTGTGTAACCCATCTCTTCAGCCACATCGTAACGATCAAGACTCCAAGCTTTGTTTTTTAGCTTACCCTTTCGACCACCCGACCAAGGGCCACCAGCAATTTCAACTAATATGTGATGTTCAATTAAATGAAAATCAAAACGCCAATGCTTTGTAGATTTAAACTGAAATTTCTTTTCGTACTTAATTTCCAGATTATCCAAAGCTTGAGTAAATTCTTCTTCAGCCTCTAAGTACTTTTGAGTAGCTTTAGGTAGTGGTCTAGATTTGGACTTAGTTTTAGGTTCTTTTTTTCTTGTAAGCCAAAAATAATCTTTGTCATCCATAATATATCCATAAAAAAACCACCCTAAGGCGGCTTTTGTAGCTAATTTTCAAACCATTTACTAGCATTAAGAAGATTTTGGTATAAATTGATGTTATTTATAATTTCTTTATACTTTTCAATATTTGATGTTTTCCCGTTAATTTTAGCGCTATTAACAAATTCGTCTGTGATTACCTTTGTCATTTCTTCTGGGTCATCAACGCTAACTAAAGGATTTGCTTCTAAATTGGCCCCATATCTTTGAACTAACTCTAAATGTTTACCTGTATGTAATTTCAGTAATGGTAGTATCTTATTCCTTAGTTCTTCATTTTCTACTAACTCAGCATCCTTAATATCTTTGGCAACTTCGAACAATTTAGCTCTACATGTAAAAACTGAATCACCACCAAAGAGGTTGTCTGCAGCAAATGCTGACTCAATTCTTAATTTGAAGTGCTCTACTTGCAATTGCTCTAACAGTTGCTCTGACTTCTCATTTATCTGTTGAAGTTTTACACTATTCCCAATCAAAGTAATTTCAGATATTTTTTCAAAAAAAATAGCTATAAATGAACCAACCAAAAAAACTGTAGTTAGTACAGTTAAATCCCTAGAATCAATTAGCTCATTAACCCTTAAACATATAATGCCCGCAATAAAAATTAAGAATAGAACAAACACTATCACAAGACGTTTTGGCTTAATCTGATTCATTATAATCCATTCTTGGTTTAATTACTTAATCAAATCATAACACCATTTCAAATCATCAGGCGTTTCCAAATAACACCCGTTTTTATTACAGAATGCATGAATGTCGTTTAGGTATTCAGTGAATTGAGCTGTACTTGCGTCTGTCGTGCTCATTAACTCACAAAGTCCATCAGCTACTTGTTGATAGGCTGGATGCTTAGAATCCTTCAATTCTCTAACAGCCTTGAATGTTTTCTTGTATTGACCAACGTCATCACGATCATAGATTTTTGCTAAGAAGTTCTTCTTAAAGAACAGATGCTCATAGTCTTTATCTGTACCTTGACGTTTAGCCCACTGATTAAGCCACATCCAGTACAAGCGGTTTTGAGCTTTCGTCCGGTCCTTCTCTTGAGGTGCTATCAATACAACTAAAGGCTTCCCTTCACTCGCTGCCTTTGCATGATTATTATTGAGATACCCAATTACATAGTTGATGTCAGAATGGTTTTTGATGACGAATCTAGGTTCCATTTTGACCTCGCAATAAAAAACCACCCGAGGGTGGCTTGTGTTTGTCTGCTTAAACTAATGAAGATCTAATAATTGACTCTTGCCTTCCTGACAAATCGTCACTTTCTAAAGCACAATCTTGAAGCTTTCTTAACATCTCGTTTGTTAAGTTACATACAGGGTTAATAAGCCCTGAGAATCTCTTTTGTAAAACTTCTACTGCATTTAATTCGTAAAATTCGTCCAAGCAAACCCATGTACATTTTCTAAAGTAACAAGAATTTTGTGGCAAATAAAAGTTATGAAATCTATCTTTTGGCTGACATCCAAATGTTATTCCTCGACCATGTTGCTGAGAGGTTGTTTTCGCCACGATTGCAATCCCATTATCCCATCCAAGGATAACAAAAAGCTTCTCTCCTGATTCTCCATCATGAAAGCTAAACTGTTGATCGAAGAATACAGAACCTGGGGTCATGACAGCTTTTGAATTACCTCTAAATGGGCTTGAGCTACTTTCTTCATTTCATCATATTCTTGCTTTCTAAAAGCTAATTCATATGGAATAAGTGCCCGTTTTTTGTTTTCAACATTATAAATCTGATGCCATGGCAAATTCTCCAGATGAGTTGCTTCAATCATGTCATCAGCAAGCTCTTTTTTATATGAATCAGCCAACCAATGCATGATCTTTAATTCGCGTTTAGTAAAATAACTAGGATCAAACTCTTTTTTAGTTTCAACCTTTAGCATTGTGCTGTTACCTTGATACACAGGGATCTCTTTAAAGGAGAGAATTTCTGCCATATCTGGTTGAGGTGAGCTAATTTCATCATACAGCTCTACAGGTACAGGTCCCATTTGCCATGCAAAATAATCCATCCCAGTCACACTTCGACCAGTTAACTTATAATGTTCGAAATCTAGGAAATATAACAACTTAAATAGCTTAATTTTTCCGCACTTATCAACGTTTTCAGCAAAAAACGCAACTGCATGCAGAAGTTTTTCACGATCACGATTAATGAGCATAGTATTTTACCTCTAATTAAATAATAGCAAATCAAAGGCTTTAAATGAACTACAACCTGATAAGTGTTAAAGCATCAAAACACCTCATCATTATTCAAATTCAACATCCTTTCCGTCTTTTCCAACCACCGCTCAAACATGGCTTCCGATTCTTGTCTTGAGCCTAATTGGTAGGTATCGAATAGGAAATGACATTTATGGCATAACGGCACTGTAAACTCGTCACTAGCCTTTTTCGATCTACACTTACCATGCTTCATACTGTTCGAATGAGCCGCTTGCGAATGAGGATAGCCGCATCTAACGCAGGGTAGCGCTCTTATTTCGTTTAGCCTCTTTGTCGAACGCATTTTCTAGGTTCTCTATTCTAGTTCTGAGAGTATTTACTTCACGCTGACATTCAGTCTTAAACGTATGACTGCTGAATAAATGGTTATAGTTTTCTAACCGGCTAAGATTACGTTTATAGATTTCTAAATTCTTCTTCGCTTCGATTGTGTCCATGTTCACCCCAAAAAAGAAAGCCCCTCAACATCCAGAATGCGAGGGGCTTTGTTTGCCGTAATACGTTCGGCTAATTCGCGTAATTGTCTCGACGCTTTCCACACTTACGACACTCAACCTGAACGAAAATATCAGACTCATAATCGTAGTGATGAAAGCAGAATAGGCGCTTTAGGAACTGGAGCATGCGGATCTCCTGAATTTTGGTGGGCCCGATCAGATTCGAACTGATTATCTCCCCGTTATGAGCGGGACGCTTATACCACTTAAGCTTAAGACCCATTGGCACGCCATGTAGGACTCGAACCCACACCACCGATTTTGGAGACCGATGCTCTACCAGTTGAGCTAATGACGCATTAAAAAAGGGCATGGCGAATTGCCACACCCTTGCCTTAGATTACGATATTGACCAGCTCGGCAACTGATCTACCGCTACTCACAATCACACACACCTAACATGCACGGTCTGCTTTACTTGCTTTCAATCCTCTTTAGGTCGGGGCGCTACTCCCTAGTCTGAATTCCCGAAGGAGGTTTACTCGAAGGCATGTTCCACTGGTCAGCACTCCAGCAGGGTAATTGTCTTTTTATAGACAACAAAAAAGCCCACGATTAAGTGAGCTTTTAAATGACAAGTGACATATGCTTGTAACTCTGCCACTCTATCACATAATTTACCCTACGCGTTTAAACGAGTCAACACTTCTTCAAACTTTTCATGAACTAAATCATCATCTCTATAGCATTCGCCCATTCCAGCAAAACCAATTTTTGGAGAATATTTAAATTTTGATAAGAACTTGTGAATCTTCTTTTCCATATCCCAGATTCTGGAAGCCCTTCCTTCAATTTGCTTTATAAGCTCATACTTGTACGGCATCTTGGAAATAGTTAAAAAGCGCTGCTCAACAGTTGTTGCACAAATACCGATCTTTATAAACGATTCTTTTTCTCTAAAACAACGAACAAGATAAATACTGGAATTGCCATGATATTTTTCACTACACAATTTTTGATACTGTGTCTTGCTTAAAGGGCTTAAGAAGCAATTTGGACATCCCTGACCTAAAAGATGCGCGCTAGCTCTTTGTTCAAAGAAACCATGTTTGTAGCACTTAATTTTTACTTTTAAAGTAGACTTCACATATACAGTTTCAGTGTAATCATATCTATCACCATGCTTCTCCCTGCTTTTTCTAACAAAGTCTTCTTTTGTTAACTTCGCCTTGGTTGAACATTTTGAGCAAACCATTCCACGCATATGTCGATCAGCCCTTTGCTCAAAAACACCATGAACTTTACAAATTATAGATACCTTCCCAAATAGTCTCTGGAAGTTAGTTATTGAATAATCATACTTGTCGCCATGGATTTGTTTGCAATTTTCAATATATTGCTCCTGTGTTAATTTTGTTTTTGAACTTTTTGTTTGCATAGCTTCCGCTATGACAATAGAATTGCTTCCAGTCATTTTGTTGCCCTTTTAACGATTTGATTAGAGCCATATAGGTGTTGGTAGCACCTGTATGGCTTGCTTAAATATTATACCATAATAATAAATAAACTTATGATATTCTTAATCTTTTGTCATGTGCATGAAGAAAGAATCTTGCACATCCAACCATGATATTTACTTGTGCCTTAGATTGCTTCGTGATGATACCCACAGCACTTAACGATCTATTTTCCACCTTATGCTTAACTAAACACATCACAGCATATTTAGCCTGATAATCTACTGATTCTGACTTAAAGATACTGCGCAATAAAGCTTGTACTTGATCCGCTTCAAAATCATTAATCTCACAACGGATGTAAGACTTACCTCGTGGCACTTCTTTCCCCGCTTCACGCATCAACCAATAGATCTGATTGATATGCAATCCATCTGGTAAATCCCCTCCTTTCATGCGCACAGTTTCACACCAAGCGCCGAACTGCTCTAGCCATCCATCAATTGTGTATTTATTCCAATCCATTACTGGTGTTACTACTGCCGCATTCATACCGTCACCCTAATTATTTATATGTCAAAGTTTTCAAAGCCAATTGGCGCTTAAGCTCTTTGTTTTTATCCTCAAGCTCTTTGATCTTCTGATCTTTCCAAAGCTCTTGAGGTATTGCTCTCTTACGAATTGCGTTGATATCTACTGTGTTGAATCGAGGGGTTAAGAGTTGCCCATACAGTTCATCTAGTTCTTTCTGTCGCTTAAGCTCATTCAACCTATAAAGCTCTGGATTAAAGCGCTTCTCTAACTCTCGTCGTTGTTTCTCAATCCACTCAAGATCCATCACGCCACCTCAACCTTACTAATCACTTGTAGCGCTTCGTCAGTGCTCTCAATTACAAAGACTTTGCCGCGCCATGATTCATGCCATTCGATTTGATCAAGAGTAAGCTTCCTATCTGACTTGAACTTCTGACCGTCTTTAATTTCCATTAAGTAGTTTGTGCCTCTAAACCCTACAAGCAGATCCGGACATCCTTTTCCAGTTGAAGCAAGCGACTGAACACTTGCCCCAACTTGGCGTAGAGCTTTGACAATCTCGTTTTGATTTGCATCAATTCTTGCTGCTCTACGCATTATTTAAGAAGCTCCTGAATTTGACGCTGTGCATATTCAATTCCATCAGCAAATCCTTGAGAATGCATGTCAGCAGTATTCTTCCACTCTGCCCATTTTTCGTTAAACAACTCATCGAAATGGTTATCTAATTTGATTAACTTCTGCTTGATGTGCTTATTCACATCCTTTGCAATTGTTGGTGTATAACCTCCACGCTTAGCATTCTTAATCTGCTTCGCGTGGTTTTGAGCCTCTTTGAATGTGGTCATTGGCTATTTCCTTAGTCGTAGTAATAATCATCAAGGTTTTCTTCGTTCCAACGCTTCCAAAACTTAGATACACAATCAGAACATCTGCTATAAACTGGTCCATGACTACCTTCATCAGGATCTCGGTAAGAAGAGAGTTCAGGCACTAACGTTTTGCATCTTGGGCATTGCTCCCATTGAGATTCATCATTTCGTTTTTGTTCTTTATAAGCTGTATATTGATCTGAGCATTCTTGGCACATATTTGAATATTCAGCTCCAAAGCTATCTGCTTCTACACAAACTCTTCTTACTGCAGGACGTTCTGGGTGATTATGGCAATTAGTACCCCATTCATCATCTTCAACAGATACTGATTGATTTGGTAAATGTGCTGTCATAGTCCTTCCCCCTTGAGCGCTTGCTCTAATCTTTTTCCCAAAATTCCTGCGCTGTCTGCAAACCCACGCCAATATTCAAATTTATTCTGATGATCTTGTTGATAGCACTTATTTAAATCTTCAATTAGTCCCTTTACTGCATCCACCCTCTTTTGCAGCTCATTTTTTTCCTGAATCGTTTTTCCAAGCAGAGTTGTTGTGCTAACTTTTTCTTCTTGAAGCTTGTTTGCTCGTTTGTTTTCTCGACAAGCAACATCACTCAACCAAGCATTTTTCTTTTGCAGCTCATCGTTCTTTTGCTTCTCCCTGATGTACATATCATCAAGATTTTCAGCTACAGACCTATATTCATTTAATTCTTGTTGCAGCTCATCCACTTTGGATTGTTGGTGTTTGTAAACACACAAACCAAAATCTAAATCAAACGAACCGTATCCTCCTTTTTTGCTTGTGTAAGGGGTGCATCTGAGTTGTAGCTTGTTTCTATCTGAGCCGTGAGATTGAATAAATTCTTCAAATCCCATGCGCGTATTTTCATTAAATTCTTTCATTGATTCTTGATATTGTTCTAACGTATCAAATTCACTTCTCATCACTTCACCCTCTCATCAAACTTCTTGCAATTCGGACTGGTGTCACAGTCGCGGAGGGTTTCTAAATCAATACGATGCCCTGCTGCGATTTCTTCTGGTGTGGCAAATTCAATCTCTCCTTTGGTTGTATGAAGACGCCAGTTTTCCCCATTCTTTATGAAATTACACTTGATAAGATCCTTATCAATACTGCTTATTTGGTAGATAGACTCGGTTATTTTGTCTGTGCGTTTAACCCAATCCCCGACTTTAAACTCACTCATACCGCCTCCTTGTCATGTCCTGTCATGATCTCTTCACGAAGGCCGTAAAGCTCAATGCCTTTGTCATCGCCTAGGGGCATAAGGTGTTGAGCTGGATGCATTGGAATTGGCTTGTTAGGATTGAAATATGAAATCTCAAAATCATCACACTCAATCAACCAGAAATCGTCTCTTGTGCCCCAATTTTTGCTTTTCCTAGATCCAATAAAAGAAACGAGCTTCACAACCTTCCCAACATTGCTTTCTTTTATTGCATGGGTTATCAAAGCCAAACCGCCTACCTGTAATCTATTTTTCATTGTTGTTCTCCGTCATGTTTAGTCATGGCTTCCTGCTTAAGCTGGTCTAGCATTTTCAGCTTTCTTAATTTCTCGTAGAGGTTTGCTGCTGCTCTTGTTTCTTCATTACGAGTACCGAGGTTGTACGCTCTACGCAGCTTCATCATTGAGTTGTAATCTGCAAATTCGATCATGTAGCGCTCCCGAATATTTGTTTTGCCTTGTCAGTAGCTATGTAGCCACGTGGAATAGAACCGTCTGAAATTAAGTAGCCTGACTTAACCAGTGCATTTAGTTGACGTTGTGCACAGCGCTTAGACACACCTGTAATGCGCTCATAGTCTTGGCTTGACTTACGGCCTGTCTCTTTTGTGACAACAATCATGAAAGTCACCAATGAATCGAACATTGCACTCATAGTTTTATTGACTGAGCCTTCACACCAATCGACTGTTTGATTATCTAGAGGATGTTTCACGCTGCACCTCCAACAATCAAAACTGATTGAGGTGGGTTAGCCTTAACAGCACGCTTCAAAGCTGCACGCTGATTACTTAGCGCTTTAGCTTCCTTGCAAAACTCACAACGGCACTTAAATTTGTTATATCCGTAGACTGTCCCATGAGTGAATTTAGCTTCGTACTGCTCACCGCCAATTTCCTCAATCCAATCTAGAGTTTTTTTATCATCTGCTAATCTCATGAGAACGCTCCTACTGGACACATAAAGACAATTTCGATACCGCCATATGAAGGCTTGTTGAAAGTCTTAAGTTCTTTATTGATCACTGACTCAATGTGCTTTTTCGTTTCCGTCTTGAAGTTAAATGCACGCTTAAGAATCACCCTTGACCCATCTATCGCCTCTACGTTGAATTGCATCTTCTGGCGATCGATCGAAGTTACTTGCACTTGTACGCTCACGCTGCACCTCTCTCTTCCACTGGGAATGACATGCCTACGAAACGACAAATATCTAAGCGATCCTGAACATTTACAGATCCACGCTTGCCGTGACGGTTTTTAGCAATGATTAATTCAGTTACGCCTGTAGGTGCATTTGTCTCTTTTTCGAGTAATGGGTGGACCATGATAATTTGGTCTGCATCCTGTTCAATTTGACCTGAGTCTTTAAGGTCGCTTGCAACAGGTTTATGTCCTTCTGCTGCTCGGTTGAGTTGAGCTAATGCAATTACTGGACAATCAAACTCTTTTGCCATAGCTTTTAAGTCACGACTGATTGATGCAACTTCTTGAACGCGATCCTTCTTAGATGGGTCTCGGATTAAGCCGATATAATCAACAATGATGCAGCCCAAAGCCTTGTACTTACGCTTCGCTTTGCGCGCATAACTTTGGATTTCAGCAATCGTTGGCTTTTGCTTTTCTTCAATAAAAATTGGCAGGTTTCTAAATTGAGCAATAGTTGCAGTAAGCTTCTCAAACATCCCGTCATAGATTTCACCGTTGTGAAGATTGTTATACGGGATTGCACCTAATGCCGAGATCATGCGGTTGGTTAGGGTCGGCGTATCCATCTCAGCAGAGATAAACAAGACTGGCATGTTGTAGCGCTTAGCAGTTTGCATTGCACACATCTGAGCAAGAGTTGATTTACCACTGCCCGGACGACCACCAATTACACAAAAATGACCCTTTTCAATTGTTCCCAAAAGATTATCAAGATGAGGAATATTGAACTGAACACCTATGAAGCCCTTTTGTTCTTTCTGAGCAATCTTTTTCTCAAATCGCTCAAGTGTTTTTTCTAAAGCCTGGTTAAAATCAAAACCTGTTTGCTTTTGCTCAATAGAATTACTAGATGAACTAAATAAATTCTCAGCAGCCAAGTAAACATCAGTGATAGTCAGATCTTTAGCGCACTCCGCAATCGAGAGACCAATATCTTCAACTTCGCGATGCTGCTTAAGTTTATTCAACTCAGCAACAAAATATTCCAGGTGGTGTACGCTACCAACTGCACTGTTAAGTTCAATTAAATACTCTTCTCCACCAATGTCATTGAGAAGATTTCGCTCTTGTAGATGCTTGCAGACAAATACTGAGTCATATGGCTTATCAGCATTAGCAAGCTCAACAATTGCCTTGTAAATAATCTTGTGACGACCAGCGTAAAAATGTTCTTCGGTAAGATCATTTGCGACAACCTCTAGGGAATGGCTCACTGTCATCAAAGCGACTAGCACACTCTGCTCAATTGTCATATTTTGAATGTTTGTACTCATTACCAGTCTCCATATTGCAATTGGGCATTAGAGAAATCAGGAGCTACCACAGAGCTGTTGACCTGAAACCAATACTCGTTTTCCCATTGTTTTTGGTTTAACCAAGTGCTAGGTGATGGAATGAACTCACCATCCTGCTTTGTCCAAGAGACATCAGATTTTTGTTTTTCAAGAATTGAAAGAAGTGTTTCAATCGCAAAACTTCCTTCATGCTTTGTGAAAGTTTTATAAGTGCCAGACTTGTCTGATTTACGTTTACAAGTTGGATATGCAGACCAGAACTTCTCAAAGTTTTCTGAGTAACCCACCCCTTGTTTTTCTTTGTTTTTATTATTGTTATTGTGTGGCGAATTTTTAGTATGGTTTGATACTAAATTTTCGTATGGTTCCGTACTATTTTTTAGCATAGCTAAATTTTCGCTAGGCGAATTTTTAGTATGGTTTTCAGTGGTAATTATCTGGTCAGTTAGAGACCATTCATTAATTTGTTTGTCAGTTTCAAGGCGGATAATTACACCCATCTCTTCCAAAATTAATAGGCCTTTTTGTACAGTATCCTTGTTGTATCCAGTAGCTTTTACAAACTGAGATAGGCTGATGCTATCTGCTTGTTTATTCCAGCCACGCGTTTTACGAACAATGAGAAGATAACAAGGCAAAGCTGCACCCTTCATCTTAGCCATATGTCCGTTATCTATTAGGTCATTAGGAATCTGGAATGCATTAGAAATAAAACTAGTCATACCAAGCTCCTCTTAAACTCTTCATAAGCATCGTTGATTTCTTCAATGAAGAATTCATCACTTGAAGCATCGTAAAGCCTTTGAAGATCACCATACTGGCGTGCATATTTCGCACCTTCATAAACTTCATGCTCATACTCCCTTATGAACCGCAAAGCTGTAGGATTCATAGTAATGACGCTCCAAGTTACTTTTAGCCTCAGCTACAGCAACCGAGTTTTTTAAACTGCGTTCTATTGCATAAGCCTCAACCGCTTTTTGAAACAAACTAATCTTCCGATTTAGTTCAATGTCTGCTAATATTTGATGGTTCATTTGGTCCTTCTCCGATTGAACATTGAGCCTGATTTACGAGATCAGGCTTTTTTATTTGTCTAAAATCCCGTTAATCCCTTCCGATCCCTCTGAAAAGCTGACTTCTGTACTCAACTCCCGTACTAAAGCCGACATTCCCAAACGCTCGAAAGATTTTGCTTGTATATTGAATACATGCCACTCGCCAACTATCTCTTTTTCAATAAGAAAACCTAGATAGGCCGCGAGATCCTTTTCTTTAACATGAGCAAGTATTTTTGCTCGTTCATGGATTTCGGGAGATAAACGCACATGCGTAGATTTTTTTTCAAGGCTCATAAAACTTTCCTTATGCCGCTAAATGTTTTGGATTTGCTTTATCGAGTAGCCATTCTTGAGTCACTTTCCCGTTACTGTGCTCAGCAAGAATCTGTGCGTAGTTGGTTTCACCTGTGTAATCAGTACGTGGCAATACACCTTTCTCTGCCATCTTTCTTACAGCAACGTAGGATATCCCAAGTAATGACGCTGCATTGGTTCGCCCACCAACAGCATCAATGGCTTGTTGAATAGGATTCATATCTTAAACCTTATTTAAACCTAATTAATATTTTTATTAAACCATGAGTTAAAATTATTTTCAACCTATGGTTGCTTACAATTTTATATTTTTTATACGAAAATTTAACCAAAGGTTTCACGCGATGAAAGTTATGAGCACAATGGTTGAGCGCATTCAGGAAGCACTGAAAGCAAAGAAATTATCATGGTCTAAAGCTGCCACAATGATTGGCCTGACTCCTCAAGCGCCTTCTAAATGGAAAAAAGGACAGATTGGCAAAGAGACTTTGGATAAGTTGGCCGAACTTTTAGAAGTTGATGCCGGATGGCTTCTAAACGGGAAGAAAAAACAAAATTTAACCAACTTCAACATGCAAGAATTTATGGATAAGCACGGTCTATCCAAGAAAGATGAATCATCATTTGATGTGAATGATATTCAAAGCCCGTCAGTAGTTGAGTATGGTGGGGATGATGGATTTATCTGGATTGATGTGGTAGAGGCAAGTTTTTCTTGTGGCACAGGAGAATCTATAGAGTTTCACTTTGATGTGATCAATGGAAAACAGCCATTCCCACCTAGTTTTTTTAAACAAAAAAATGTTCATCCTGATTGCATGCGCATCATCAAGGCTAAAGGCGACAGTATGGCGGACAAGATTGAGGATGGGGATTTGGTTGGCATTGATATATCCCAAACCGACATTATTGATGGTCAAATTTATGCTGTTTACTTTGAGGGTGAAGGCATGATTAAGCAGATTTTCAAGGAAGAAGGCGGGAAACTGATTCTGCACAGCCTAAATCCTAAATACAGAGATCGTGAAGTCACGGAGCAAAATGGATTGAATTTTAAAGTTATGGGTCGCCAATTTTGGCGTGCAGGTTAAAAAAGGAGAATGGAATTGGACAATTCAAAACTACCAATCAACCAGATTATTGCTCGTATCAATGATGCAGCTAAACATGGTGAAGCTTTGGTGCTAACAGCCGAAGAAGTGAAGATTCTTTCTAAAGATATTGGCGACAAAGTCTTTATTCCTGTGCTTACTAATGAGCAAGTTGTGCAGTTGGTAAAAGAAGGAAAGTTGGGGCAGAAAATGAATAACACCAAAGATTAATAAACTGTGAACCCGACACAGTTATTACAATGTTTTAGGAAGGGGTGAAGATGAGTGACAAAGTTAAACCTAAACAAATTGGTAGATTGACACTAGAAGCTGTAAAAAGTATGTCTAGTGGTGGAAATAATTCTTACAATCAAGTTTTTGATAAAAATATTCAATCTATGGATCAGGCAGATGCAATGAAAACAAAAGTTTTAGAAATGCCCGATCTAAATATGCTTGACCTTTCCTATGATCAAATAAAAGCGCTAACTGATGAGGAATTAGTAAAGCTTTTGAGTGGCGAAAGCCATGAGGGTTTTATAAGAGAGCCAACTATTCAATTGATTAGCAATGAGCTGCTAATGAGGCAAATTAAGGAATCATCAAAACACCACTGGACAACTGTTCCAGCATTTATCTTGTTGATAGTTACACTGATATTAACAACTTTAACATCCTTAAAGCCTATTTCTGATTTTTATTCAGAAGTGTTTAATGGAAAAAATGATCATACAAATAAGGGTGAGCAAATTAAAGAAAACAGTAAACCATAACAGGCACTTCAATTCTTTTCTTTGATTTTCATTCATTTTAACAAACTCCATACAACCCACCCCGTGTGGGTTTTCTTTTGTCTATTAAAGCATATTTAAACCTAATCATAAATTATTTTCACCTATGGTTTAATTTATGCTTGCTTTTATTTTATACCTTTGGTTTAATAAATCTCACCAGATAACAAAAAAGTCCCAGACATTCGACCGACGGGACTTTTACTCAATGAGTGAGATAAGTATGAATCAAAGAATTGAAAAGTACAAGTTTAGCCAAGCCTTCCGTGATGGCTCGAAAGCATTCGTAGCTTTCTGGATTATCACCTTCATTGTATTTGCATTCCTAAAAGGCTGTGCCGACGAGCAATACGCCAACGAACTCAAAGCAAAGCAGAACATGTATGTGCGCGTTCAGGTTGAGGGGGTGAAGTGATGAAGATCTATTCGATTGAAATTAATAACCTTGGATGTACGGGCATGATGCTTGGATCTGCTGTTCCTAATGGAAGTCTTGGTGTTGTAGTTGATGACTATAAATTTGAAGTATATGAGCGTCTTGGATGTGCCATTTGGTCTAGATGTGGCGAGATTCTTCATATCTATCAACATGCACCAGGAACAAAAGAGGGTTTTGGTGGTTCAAAGATAAGTTTACGTATTAAAGAGCCTTCATGCATGTTTCCTAAGATACAAGCTGCTCGCGTTCATACATTCAAAGGTGATCTTTGGGATGGCTCAACAGCAAACAAACTAGTTGCTGAACACTTAGGCACTAAGCTCTTCAATGTGGGTATCAAGAAGTTAAGAGATAGAAATTCATGTTTTTGGGCAGGCAAAGTAACTGAAAAATTCATGGAAACACTTTCTAAGGCGGTAATCCTTGGTCAACCAGTTCAAGGCGACTTTAGTGAAGATTTAAAGGAGCCCTCTCATGGATAACTACATAGCACTAGCTAGTTTCATTGGGTTCTTCAACCTCATCTTGGCGGTTCACTGGGGGATTATCTAATGAATATGTTAGCCCTTAAACCAGAGTTGCTGTGCCCTTCTTTTCCTTATTTAGACATGTCTACAGACATTCAAGTTGAAGGTGAAACGGTTTATTTCGACCTAACTTACGGCTGCAATGTACTTAACTGCCAGATCAAAGCTGAAACGACTTATGACACTCGTGAAGTAACTGATCAGTCCAGTGGTTGTGCCCGTGACCAAGAATATGAAGTGCTTGTGGTAGACACAAAAACTCATGCTGTTGTGACTGACAAAGACGGCATTGAGTCACCAATAGGTTTGCGTTTCAAGCTAACTGATTCGCAAGTAAACAGCTTAAACGAGCAGCTTAAATACTACGCCGAAGAATTGGCAGATGAAGAAGCGGGAGTGGTGTGATGGAGACTAAATACGATTGGTCGGAAGCACCTAAAGAAGTTCAATTCATTGCACAAGATTCAAATGGTGACATTTTTGGTTTTGATGTTCCACCTGTACCCATGACTTATGGGAAGTGGCTTCCAGCAAATGAGTACCTTCACTTCTTTGGCAATAAACCAAGAAAAACAATTTCAGATTGGGATTTGTCATTAGAACAACGACCAGTAGAAAATAATTAGGAGAAGATTATGAATGCGCCAGTAAATACACAAGTTAATGAATTACAAGTATTAGAACAAAACGTAATTGTAGCGGCTTTCGCTAAACGTGGTGGTACAGATGAATTGTATGAACGTATTGCTCAAGAAGTTCGTTCTCATGTGCCAGATGTAAGCACTAAGAAAGGCCGTGATGCGATTGGTTCGCTTGCTTTGAAAATCAGTAAGTCAAAAACTCTTATTGAGAAATGTGGAAAAGAATTAGTAGCTGAACAAAAAGCTCAAATCAAAGTGATTGATGATGATCGAATCTCAATTGTTAAGAAGTTTGATTTATTACGTGATGAGGTTTTAGCGCCTCGTGATGCTTGGGAGCAAGCTGAGAAAGACCGTGTAGCGAAGCATAGCCAGTTTATTTCAAATATCAAAGTTATGTATGGTCTTTGTTTTGATCTTCCATCACTGGAAATCAAAAAAGCTATCGACTCCCTAGAGAGTTTAGTTGTTGACTCATCTCTTGATGAATATGAGCAGGAAGCAAAACTTGCAAAATTTGAAACTATTGAAGCACTTCGTACAGCTCTTGTTGCTCGTGAAAAACATGAAGCCGAGCAGGCTGAATTAGAGCGTCTTCGCCAAGCTGAAATACTTCGCCAGCAACAAGAACGTGAGGCTCAGATTGCCCGTGAAGCTGCCGAAAAAGCGACCCGTGAGGCGGAAGAAAAAGCACGTTTTGAAGCTGAACGTGTACAACGTGAAAAGGCTGAGCAGAACAACGCGAAGCTCGATTAAAGGCTGAAAAAGAAGCTGCTGAATTGCGTGCTCAACATGCTGCCGAAGCAGAACGTAAACGTATTGAGGCTGAACAAGCTGTGAAGCTAGAGGCCGAACGCCAAGCAGAAGAAGCGCGCCAAGCTAACCAAGCACATCGTAAAAAAAATCTGTAATGAAGCACTTAAAGGCTTATTGGCTTTGGGTATTGATGAAGCAAAAGGAAAGAGATTTTGCAAGCCATCAATAAAGGCTTAGTTCCACATGTATCTATTAATTTTTGAGGATTAAAAGATGAGTAATATTGTTTTGTCACAAGTTAGCAAGATTGCATCAGCTTTTAATATGCAAGATGTTGATCCTGCTGAGTTAGCAAATACTCTTGTTAATACAGTATTTAAGAAAGCAACAAATGATGAATTTCTTTCTCTATTAATTGTTGCAAACCAGTACAAGCTAAATCCTTTTACAAAAGAAATTTATGCATTCCCTGCCAAAAGGTGGCGGCATCACACCAGTTGTTGGTATTGATGGATGGGCACGCATTATTAATGACAATCCTGTATGTGATGGTAATCCAGTTTGAACAAGATGATGAGTCATGCACATGCAAGATTTCCGTAAAGACCGCAACCACCCTACTGTTGTGACTGAGTATTTATCCGAGTGTCAGGGTAATTCAGAACCTTGGAAAAAATAACCCAAAAACGATGCTACGTCATAAGGCTTTAATTCAATGTGCCCGTGTTGCCTTCGGCTTCTCAGGTATTTATGACGAAGACGAAGCTCGTCGTATTGATGATTGTCATATCCTACCGTTCAGACTGTTAGTTCAGATGTCCCTCAAGGTTATGAAGCCTATGAGCAGCAGCATTTAGATAACATGCGCGCTTTGGCAATGGAAGGCACAGAAGCCTTGCAAACTGGCTACGCTGAATTGCCTCAGGGCGACTGCAAAAAATACTTCTGGACTAAGCATAGCGCTTCATTAAAAGAAGCAGCACAAAATGCTGATCAACCACAAGGGCAAGTGTATGAACATTCTCCAGCGTAGTGAAGATTGGCATTCGGAACGCTGTGGCAAAGTCACAGCAAGCCGTGTAAAGGATTTAATGCAAAGCCTAATAAAGGCAAAGCTTTAAATGCATTGGGTTTAACTATTCTAGCTGAGCGCCTCACTGGCGTTCAGAAGGAAATCTTCACAAACCAAGCTATGCAATGGGGTATTGATAACGAGCCTCATGCAATTGCGGCCTATGAAAATGAGACGGGTAACTTTGTAGTTGGTACAGGTTTAATTGACCACCCTTACATTGAAATGTTCGGGCTTCACCAGATGGACTTGTAGGTGACAAAGGGCAAATAGAAGTTAATGTCCAGACACTACAACGCATTTGAATACCCTTCTGACTAAGCAAGTTCCAGATGAGCATATACCTCAAATCACTAGTCAGTTGGCTTGTACTCGTCGTGAATGGTGTGACTTTGTGAGTTAATGACCCACGTCTACCAGAAGGATTACAAATCATTATTATCGCGTCTTTGCTAATGACTTGGCTATCGAAGCATTGGAGCAAGATGTTCGCAAATTCAACCAAGCTATAGATGACGCAATTAAAACATTGAAGGTGGCAGCATGACAGATCAAGAATACAGAGGGAACATGAACTACCCTTTTCAAGATCACATCGTCTTGAATGTTGAAGAAAACGTAGTGCCCTTCCCAAGAACAAATCTGCATAAGTGCCAACATGCTCAAAGTTGAAATTGACACTAAAGCTTTGGAACTTACATGCATGAAGTGTGGAGCAAAAGTAAACCCTGTGATGTGGATCAAAGACACTATGAAGTATTGGTCCCGACAGCAAGCAAGATACAGAGCAAGAAAAAGCAGATTAGTGAAGACCTTGATGAGCTTAAGAAAAGAGCAAGAACCAAGTGTCAGCACTGCAACAAGATGACTGCTATAACTTAAAGAATTTCAAATTTACATTAATTGGGTGATGACATGACAGATTTGAATAAGGAAAGAGAGGCTTTTGAGAAGCTTTCGGAAATTGCAGAAATACTGAATGAGGAAAAATCTCATTTTAATGGTGATTTTTACGACTTACCATTCAACTCATGTGCAGAATCATTTATCAATGGAGCTTGGTATGCATGGCAAGAAAAAGCCAAAGCTCAGGCGGTGCCAGAGGGTTACTGTTTGGTACCGAAAGAGCCAACAGAAGTGATGGAGCGTGCTGGCTTTGATAAAGGCGCTGGCTTCTTAGCAAATAGCATTTACAAGGCAATGGTAGAAGCAAGCGAATCGGGAGCTGAACAATGAGCATAACTCTTAATGGTCACCAATTAAAAAGCCTTCTCGAATTTGTAAATCCAGATGGTGAAAATGATTTAGATCAACTTGAAACTGAACTAACTATTAAATTTTTTGAAGATGGGCACAGTGGCAAAGGCTATTACTTTTGGATGACCGAATATCCAGAGGAAGGCAGCATGTTGTTGGATGTTGAATCGGGAGCTGAGGAATGAACACAATGGCCCAAAGCAAGCTGTTTGGTCTTGCGGAAAATAGAACAGATGTATGGTCAACGCCGCAAGATTTTTTCGAAAAATTGGATCGAGTATTTAACTTTGATTTAGATGTTTGTGCTCTACCAGAAAATGCCAAATGCGAACGTTTTTTCACACCTGAAATTGATGGTCTAAAGCAAGAGTGGACTGGAACATGCTGGATGAATCCACCATATGGCCGTGAGATTGTAGATTGGATTGCAAAAGCAGCTTACACAGCAGAACAAGGACATACAGTTGTTGCATTGGTTCCGGTTAGAACTGATGCCCGATGGTTTCAAGACTATTGTTTAGGTCGTGAAATCCATTTTATTCGTGGGCGGTTAAAGTTTGGTGGTTCTTCATCTAATGCACCATTCGGTTGTTGTGTTGTCGTATTCCGTCCAAGCCTTAAAGATGTTCAGTGGATTGTGACAGAGACTGATTTTAGAAAAGCGGAAAGTAAGGAGGGGTAATGGGACAAGTAGTTAAAATAGAGGCTAGTATTCTAGAAAAGATTGTTGCAGTAGCTGAACGTATTGCCCAGTCAAAAGAAGAACGCCGAGTTGGTCGTGAAGAATTTGCACACATGCTCAATATCGAACCTGAAACTCTAGACGCTCGAATTCGTGAAGGCAGATACCATAGGCCTTATAAGGATGGGCGAAAAAGTTTTTGGTTATTGTCATACGTGCAATCTGTCGTTACAGACACAAAAGAATCTGGTAAAGTAGCCACCTATTGA